GAATAACTGCTTGGTTTAAGCTCTCCGTGAAATTCAGTAGCTCTTGTTGGGATACGCCAAGGTCTTTTGCTGCTAGTCCAACACGGGCATATAGTTCTGCTGTCGAATTATATGCGCTACGTGTTTTATTAGCGATGGTGAATAATCGATCCGTGACCACCGCTAATTCTTCGGTGCCAGATGTTACTAGCTTCAATCTGTTTTGAATGTTGGTGTATTCATCTGCCAGCCGGACAGCTTCTCTAACAGCAAACGCCCCTGCCAAAGCCTGCATGGCCCTACCGAGTGAGACTATATTACCGCGTGCTTTGCGAGCCTCTTGGCCCGTTTTACGAATGCTATCACCTTGCTTACGAACCTGATCTCCAGATTTACGGGCGGCGGTGCCAGCCTTCCTCGACTGCTCCGCAACGCCTTGCAAATCACCTTTGAAGTTCTGAAGCGCAGCCTTCGCAGCATTACGCATTTTGATGGTGAATATCAGGTCACGATTTTTCACCTTGCACTCCGTCTGTTACCGCCGCGTCTTCCCTTATTCTCTGCGGCCCTCATTTTCCGTTTTTGCTCTTCATCCTCGGCTGATTGAATGGTATTCACTGCACCTTGGATCACGACAATGAACTCCATGAGAAGCGCCGGTTGATCAAGAAGCCCTCCGTCAACCGGCAATACGCCGCGCTTGTAATTATCGTAATACCACATAATCTTCGACATGCCAGTGGGATTATCCAAAAACAGTCGCATGGGGCACCGGGTCAGAAGTTGGCCTTCAATTTCAACCTTTTCTTTGGCAGGCGCTGTGCAACCCCACTGCACCTTTTGCCGAGCGTTACATTTAGAGCAATCGCGATCCGACAAAATGTGAGTGGAGAGTACAGCCTGCCTTAGTCGTTTTTTTCATCTGCCGACGCTTCGTTGTAGTTCAGAATTTGCTCGCCAAGCTCAGCTATGACATTTGACGGTACACGTCCTATAAATTCAGGGGTACATACTTCGTAGCCCTTACCACCAAGATTGGTTCGCTTGGTTTCGTACTTCACTTCCTTACCCTTGCTGTCCATGAAGTTGTCCGGCTCTGCCAGTCCAAAGGTGCAAAGGTCCATATACAGATCATGCTGCGCGACTTGCGTTCCAATCTCCGCATCAGGGTTATTAGGGTCCACGGTGATTTTCGTGGTCTTATCCTTCAGCTTACCCATAACACGGCTATCAAGCGTCTTGATGCGCCACGTAGTGGGTTTCCAATCAACGTGGTCAGCGTGGTCTTCGGGTGGCCGGACGTCGGCCTTACAGACATAATCTTTCAATTGTCCGGGTGTTAGTGCGGTAATAGCCATTCTGTGGTTCCTTCCTTCTGTTGGCTTGTGCAACGGGTTGCACGGTTAGTCTTTGTCAGCGTAACGAGTTTCTATCCAGCGGCCCGCCTGCTCGTCCTTCACTCGCTCAGCCGCCGCTAGTGTCAGCTTGGTAGCGATGATCCGTGTGTTCGATATGTGGCGATCTCGAACGAAATTCTTCTGGAGCACTATGAACACCTTCACACGATATGAAGGCTTCCCACGACTACGACCCGTGGCTCCGGATGTAGAACCACGGGTCGCGTCAAGAGTGGTTGCGTTAGTCGCCATAAGCCCCTGTGATGATCAGCAGAAAACGATGATCGTTTCATCATCTCCGTCAATACGTTTAGGCATAGCAGTCTTCTCATAAGTGAGAGTACCGTTCCGATCACCAAAGCTCTGCTCTGATGTCTGTGTTTTACCGCAGAAAAACACCGTCTGGTTGCCCGGTTCAGTACCAATACGAGTTACGAATACTTTCGACTTAGAGTTCACGAACTCATCCCAAAACGGATGATCCGCTTCAATGGTCGCCTCTGGGTTGAACCCAATGACAGGTAAACGACTGACAATACGCGAGCCAATGTATCCTTGAGGTCCGTTAACCGAGGGACGTGCTTGCACGTCATTAGCTTGTTCATATGTGATTTGCTCAACAACTAGATTGCGATTGCCGCCCCATGTCATGGTGGACAATTCAACCTGTGGTGGCAGGCACACCTCGCCGTAATCTACATCCGGAATGAGTTCATCACCCGGCTGTACGAAATTGGTTGTGTAATTGAAAGTGAGCTTCGCGATGTCGCCTGCGTTAGCCTCAAGACTGAAACTACCAAGGCCACGCGTACCGATAAGTTTTACGCCGTCGCGGTTCAATTCCATACGTGCGGTCTTTTGATCTCGTGAAATAGGTACAGCCTTCACGCCAACCGGAAATACCACAAGAGACCACTTCTGGCCTAATACAAGATCGCCGGTCCATGTTGGGGTGATTGAACCGCCCTTGGCTCCAAGTGTCAACGCCGTACCGGATGTGATCGTTTCTGATGCCGGAGCTGCGATAACGTCTCCGTTCGTACCGTCACCTTCATCTGCTTTAGAGTTCGACGTGATCGTGATTTGCGCCGCGCCGGACGCACCCGCTGTGGTCACTTCGATAATATAAAGAACGGGCTGCAACACAGACGTAGCAGCCGGGTCAGATGCCCAACTGATAGTCGGGTCAGTCTTCGCATTGTCTGCGTCGGCAATTACAGGGGAATGACAATCAGGCCCTGCGGTCATAGGTAGCAAATCATAACCACATGCTTGGATCATATCAGCGATGATTGGGCGATCTACAAGTAAACCGGACTGTTGCTTCCCGTTCCCTCGCACCTCAGTGGTGACTTGGAAACCAGAAACAATCCGACCTACAATGCTCTCAAAAGGTGACAGGTCGTTCGATACGTAATCACGCTCAAGAACTTGTGGGTCCGTTGTATATTCAGGGGATGAAACTTCGATAGCATCGACGTTTGGGTCCAAAACCGGATCAACGCCGGGTGTCTCTTCGATGCCAAAAAGAAAAGTTGCTCGTCTTGTGAGAAGACCGCCAAGCTCTCCGCTCATGATAGTTACTCCTTGCTATTGCTAATGCTATTGCTTGTTAGGGACTTCCCGTAGCAGTGGTTGTTTTACGTGTTCATCTGATCCGCGTCAAGATAATGTGATCAACATTGCGTAGTTGGGTCATTGACGCGAGTGCGGTACTTGATTTCGACAATGAGCACACCCGCCACCACACCGGGATTGGATGATGTTATATCTAGTTCGCTACCCCGTTCTTCAATGTTCAGAGATAGCTTCTGGCCTGTGTTTTCTTCAGTGCAGTAAATGTCCAACCCTATGATACGTTGCACCTCTCCAAGCACTCGATTAGCGAAGTCGGCTGCATCATCACATTCAGCCAACTTCACATGAAATTCCATAGCCACGCTCAATCGGCGTTCGTCTCGCTGCACATCCGGGCGAACTCGCTCGCTGGTGTCGTACAAACCTATGGCGTAGCCGGACTGCTGCTGTTCTTTAGTCAGAGGTAACCGACTAACCTCATCCCACGTAAATGATGCACCGTTGACATTGGCTACCTCGCACTCAAACCGTTTCTTCAAATGCTTCATTATGCGGTTGCGGATTGGGTCGGGTCCGACTGGTTCGGGGGTCAAGCTCATGGTAGCCACTCATCTATTATGTTGGAAATTTCCTCAAACGTATTTTTTTCAAAATAGGTCATACGTGAATTGAACGCCTCTGTCATCTTCAACCGGGGCCGGATCGTAATCTCGGGCTTTAATACGTAAAGCGGCGTCACTTCATTGGCGTTGGGTAGTTTTCTAAAAATTAGCAGATTTCCTTTTTTCGACCGTGCAACAAATGTGTTGTCCCATGCTCTCGCACGCTCCCTCAAAGGTACGCCTCGGCTATCCAAAGCAGCAGGCAGTGGGATGGTAAGGTACTGCGAACGCGTCGCCCGGATCGTGCCACCTTCTTCATGAAACGACAGCTTGGCAGCGGATATTTTACCAACTGCAAACTCAGTCCCCCCCTGCGCCCTAACCTGTATACTTTCTTGAATAGACCGCAAACCATCACCAGATCGGACTTGCAAATTATTCCCAGACGGCCCCCCACTCCACGGAGTGCCATGCTTCTTTTTCATCTCGTCTGCAACCTGTTGCAGCGCATCCTGCATCATTGCGGGAACTTCAAGCTCAGCATAGTCGATTGCTTCTTCGAGTTGGTCATAGATGTCCATGAACGCGTGTTGCAGCGTTGGATAGCTCATTCGATTGAGCTGGACTTCTACGATGTTAAACATTAGCCGCGCCCGGTGCGTACCCGTTTCAGGTGCGCCACAAAGCTCTGAGCTTCAGGGGTCAAGCCACCAAGCACGGCAAACTCACTTTGTGCAATGCTGTCTTTACCTGACACCTGACGTTCGTTCTTCATGCCTACGTTGTCCCTGCGTAACTTCATATGCAAGAACTGGATTTGCACAAGCGCAGCCATCTTTAACCAGTGAGGTGCGGCCACACTCAAGGTCGTTTCCCCGCCCTCTTCTGCGAAAGCGTAGCCTGCCGTATACGTGGCTTTGAATGCCCGCTGTCTAAACCGGGTGCCGATGTTCACGCTTACACGGTCATTATCGTAGTCAATCTGATAATCGCGCTCAGCAACCAACTTGGTGTCGTTTGAAAACGCATCGGTTCCAAAGTTGCTTGGGTCGTACCAGAGACTGAAGTTAGTGTCTGGGTCGATTACGGTACCGGTCAGAAATAGTGTTTGCGGTTTCACGTCTACGCGCAACCCGTCGTCCAGTATATTTGGTATGGAGTTACTTTGGAGATCGTAGCTGGTTCTACTGTTCGACCGCGCTGTAAAATACTCCGTGTGTTCTTGCTTGGTGAGATACCGCCCAGTCATCTTTTCGATCATCTGTGTTGCTGACGCTATCAATCGGTCAACATGGTCATCCTTGTCCGAATTGCTGTTGCGGATTTCAAGTACTTCTTTCGCTTCAGCGCGGGTCAGGATGGGGTGGCTCAGCATGATGGTCTCCTAACAGAAAAAGGCCGGTGTTACCCGACCCCTTCTATCTCGTTATGCGGGTGTTGTCACTTGCTGCGTTTGCGAGGGTTCACCTTAGCATCGTCATCTTCGCTATCTACGTCGCCGAGATCGGTATCGGTCGCTGGCTCGAAGGTGAATTTGCAACGGGTTTCGTTTGTTTTCTCGTTACCCGTAGTGATTGTGATGGTATCCGTAGCATTAACCTCCAGATGCTCTTTGTCTTCATTCGAGATGATTTGACCTTCACCCTTTTTGAAGGGGATTCCGCCGTATGTATAAATACGACCGTGAGCGAGAGTGGCTTTCCAAGCCTTGGTATCCGACATTGTATTGATCCTTCCTGCTGCTTCTTATGCTGCTGGTTTGGTTGAAACGGTAGACGGGAACTTAACGCGTAAGTTCCCGCCCGTCTATTCGTTTCTCGTTTCCTTATTAGGAACCGAGGTTGGTCAGCTTAACCGCTGCGTCAACTTCTTCGATTGCGAAGCCGATGCGCATGGTAAGCACGATGACCCAGCTACGTGCACGAATGTCACGTTCGCGCTCGATCCGCACATTCCGTTGAAGGCCAAAGATGACATTCTTCGGATCGATCATAAGACCGTTTGCTTCCGGCATAAGTGCCACGCCCTGAAGCGGAACGCCCAGAACTGGAAGTGGTGCGTTGCCAAGCAACGTCGCGTCGCCAAGATCGGTGCCACGGCTGGCAACCTGCACGCGATAGTCACTCTCGACGTCCATCGAGTTGAGGTAACGCAGCGTACTCAGGTTTCGGCGATATCGAGTAGGCATCGCTTTCTTCAGATCGTTGAACACGTTGATCGAGATCGGGGAACCTGTAGCATCGACCACGTTGGTGTTCACCATTTTGAGAACGCCGTCCAACGTCGCAAGGTATGCGTCACTAGATGCGGTGTCACCCGCGATCAGAAGCTCTTCGAGGTCAAGCGCTACGCGCTCAGCAAGCAACGTCATAATGGTGTCAGCCATTTGGTCGCGCTCAATGTTATCTTCGAGCAAATCATCGTGGAGATGGATTTCCGCAATATACTCAGTCGTAGACAGGTTGACCTGACCAAAGTCCGGGACGGCGCGATCAACAGCATCGAGGTGCCGAGTATTCGAGCCGTCGTCTTGTGCGCCACCGCTGCCCGTATTAGGCGCAGGGCGTAAGACGCGAGAACCAAACCCTATTTTAGGGATTTTCATCTCAGGTGCGTTCATTGGCTGCTGGCGAACCTGATTGATTAAGGTCGGCTCATCAATGATGTTTTGAAAAAAGGTGTTCTGATGCTCAGGGTCGAGCACGCCACCATTTGCGGTAAGATCGGCAAGAGCCAAATCTGCGCGTTGCACTTTATCCATGGTATTGTTCCTTCGAGTGGATGGTTTACGGTTATTCGGATGCTGCGATGTTACTTGGCGTGGCGACTGCCAGCGGCGCGAAGAATGTTGTTAGCAGTTTGGCTGCTCTCGCTAGTCTTCTTGGCTGGCTTGCTTTCATCACCAGATACATCATCTGCTCCCTTTTGGGTTTGGCCACGTGCGTTGTCCGCCGCCACCCGCTCTGCGAGTTCTTTACGAGCCTCGCCAGCATCCTCTTCAGCCTTAGTGGCTTTGGCTTCCGCCGCTTCCACCTTGTCATTCAAGGGTGCTACGGCCTTCTCGACTGCCGCCTTGACGGTGGCCTCCAGATCAGTACCGTTATCGTCCGACGCATCTGCATCGGCTGATTTCGTTTTGGATGTTTTCGCCGCGTCGTCGGACTTGGTTACTTCTCCATATTCATCGACAAGCTGAGCGGTCACATCGGTGAGCGCCTCAAGCGTCTGCATAGCAGCGCTCTTCAGCTTAGTAACGACCTCATCCGAGTAACCGGAATAGTCGGCATCCATGATGATCCAACGTAGCGTCATCACAACGTCAAGAATATCCATCACGCCATAAGCGTTAACTTTCTTGACTGTGACAGGAACGCCCGCTTTCTTGGCTTGCGCCATTACGCCGTCTATCTTTTCTTTCAGAGCCGCGTGTTCATCTTCGACCGGCTCCGCGTCCGGCAAGATCAATTGCGTCAGTGGGAAGCTGGCACGCTGCACGGTATCATCTGCGTCAAAACGCACAACGCTAGCTGTATCACCACCAATCTTTTCAATCGTGGCGAGCTTGCCTTTCATTTCATGATCTTCGTCTGCCACTCGGACGACCGAACCGGCTGCGATAACGGGCGTGTCATCAGACTTAGCAGCAGCACTATCATCGCCGGGTTTGTCGTCATCTGATTTTGCTACATCATCCTTATCCGCGTCGTCATCGGACTTGGTGGCATCATCTGTATCATTGTCAGATTTGGCAGCGTCATCACCGTTGTCATCAGACTTAGACGTGTCGTCTTTGTCGCCTGCATCGTCGTCTGATTTTGTGGCATCACCATCGTCGTCAACGTCAACGTCTTGTTCGTCTGCGGTCTTGCCGACAAACGCAGCAACGCCGTCAGCAACGCCATCAATCCGCTTGACAGAGCCTGTCTCAAATTTGAGCGTATTGTCTTCATCACTGGAAACTTCAAAGGTCTTTTCGGTTTCGATAATCTGGTAACCGTCGTAACCTCCTTCATCCAACCACGCCTTGACGGCGGTTTCATCGGCAAACTGGCTGTCACCGTCGCCTTTTTGGAAGTCAAATTGCATGACGGCAAAGCCCTTTGGAGCTATCGCCGCCACAGTGCTCTTACTGGCTTTGCGTTTCATGTTTGGTTCCTTTACATTATCTTTGTCTCCGCATGCTTTCGCATCTGCTTTGACCACCGTGAACGGTTCTTTGTTAGCCCCGGCTGTCACCATTGAGACGAATGCGGGGTTGGGATCGGTCAGCGCTGTCGCTGTCATGGTCTTTGTGATCGGTTTGATCTTCATGGTCAAGCTCCAACGTCAGGTATCGAAAAGCGATGCGAATGGCCGTCTGTCTTAGCAGTCATTGTCGCGTGATTGATTTTGTGCACGTGGCCGTCTTCGCCTTCTGACGTAATGCCGCCGATGACATTCCCTATGTCATCTGTCTGCACAAAGAAAATATGTTCGTGATCCACGCCTTTCTGTGTTGACGTCTCGCCTACATGATCTCGTGTGGTGGTCACTTCGATGTCATAATCAGCAAGACGCACAAGCGCCTCAAAGCTGTAGCCATTGATATTGCCCGCCAACACCTCTGGCCAAATGGTGTCATCCACTTTGACACCCAATACCCACTCACCAACGGCAAAGTCCACATCATCTAGGTTGCGATTGACGTAGCTTTCAATAGGGTAGGAGCCATTAGGTACGTTATCATGGTTGGTGTCGATCACACCCGCCAAATCCAATTGCATAAAACGGTGCGCCATAGTCTCGATGTCTTCGGCAAGCATAAATTCACCATATGTATCGAGCGCGTTCGGAGCATACACACCCGCATAAACGATCTGCCTGTCAGCATCGATCCTTTTAATGCGTGCAATGGTCTCGCGTTTTTTCATGTTCGTGTCCAAAAACATCGTTCAAGTAGATTGCGATGTTTTTATGCGATGACCATGTGCACGTCAAGGCTCCAGTGCAACGGGTTGCAATTATTCCCAAACGAGACGCGACCGGCAATGGCCGTGGATGGGTGGTACTACCACACCAAGTGCTAGCAGTTGCGCTTCGTTAAGGCCGCGCACGTCATCTAGTCTTAGCCACGGTGTGATCGTTTTGATCTCTTCTGGTGTTGCTGTTGCTATACGGTCTGCGAGTATGTTGACATCTTGTGCTTTCCATCGTTTGCCTGCCAACTCCAAACATATCGCAGATGTCTTGCTGTCACGCACAATGGTATAGACGATGTGGCGCTTACCCATAAACACGCCGGTTTTGATATAGCCGTAATGGTACGCACGTGATGCCGACGCATTGGCCACGATATTCCAGTAAGGCACACTGCGCAGGCGGCGATCTAACAACTCGCGAATAGCTTGCAGTTCTTGTAGGTCATTAGACGTACCATTGAGCACGGCACTATGCACCGCATCGACAAGCACAGGCATTACCTGTGTGTTGAAATAATTATTGGTGTAGTATTTCGCGCTCTGCGACATACCGGTAACAATACGCAAACGCTCAGTATCTGAAAGTGGCAAACTAAGTGGTACCTCGTGTTGTCCGAGCAACGTGGCACCGTCCAGAGCAATACCCACCTTAGCTTCAAGAGTGGACGGCCATGAATTGTTATCCCATATAGCTGCCGAAGTGGCAGCGGCGGTGGCGACTGAGTTCTCATTGAGGCCGTCGCGATCAAGAGCGTCCAGTATTGGTTCCTCTACTTCGTCCGCAAGGCTTGATGCGTTTTCGGACAGCAACTCTGTCAGGTCCGCCTCGCTGTCCACGAACGGTGCATCACCTGTATCTATCTTCAGCGCAGTACGCAGCCCTGTATAATCGCGGACGCGCCGTTCAAGTTGCATAACAGACAAATCATTGAGAATGCTTTCTGTAGCATTTGCACCACAACATCCGCACCTCGGATCGTGTTGATCAAGATGGAAGTCCATTACGCAGCCTTATCGGTAGTAGTGTCGTCGTTCTCTGGATTAGAGCGAGTGCGTTTTGGTGGGTCATATCGTTTCTTGGATGCAAGCTCTAACACGTCGCGCAAATTACCTATTGCATGTCTCACTTGTCTAGGACCACCGTCTGTTTTGGTCGCGTCATCGTCATCATCTGCAACGGGTTGCACGAGATTACTCTCGTTATTGCCAAGTTCGCCGCTTGCGTCATCGATCTCTTTTATGATGTCGTCAAAGCCCATGAGCTTACCTTGTGTGGCGAGTGCCTGCACAATCATAAATGGGTAGTTGCCCCATTCTTCTTCGACTAAAGACACGTCCAAACCGAATTGCTCGTTGGCCAAACCAATAGCTACGTTCGGCGTCATAGCGCCCACACTGTTGAAGGCAGACACAGCCTCAATGACCTCTTTCGGATCGGATATGCGAGGTGGGTTAGAGCGCACTTCCCAATACTCCACACCATACGGTGCTAACAAATGACGATTAACAAAATCATCTATCATTTCGCGCTCAGGACCAAACACCTGACCCTCTGCCACCTCATATGAAGTCTGCGCACTGGCACGTGTATAATCCTCCGAGTGGCCTGTGAAGATTGGCGGCAAACGGAAACTCGAACGCACCTTCTTGATCTGTGCGGCGTCGTATTCGAGAAACTGACCATCATCGATCTTATCACCGGCTAGAGGCTTCAACTCAACTTTAGGAGCCGGAATAACTCCGTCGCGTGCAGCGGCGTTCTCATCACCTTCGACCTCTAGCAACAGCACGCGGTTATGGCTTGCGCGCCCACGGGCAGCGGTCACGTGCTCCTCAATTTGATCAATTGCATCACCCGTAAGAATGCCACCCGATACCAAAACAGCCATTGCCGGGATGGCGTTCTCTTTAAAATAATCAAGGTTGGTCAACTCGGCCTGACGCGAACCTTGGATCGCGACTAAGTTATTAAACCAGCGGGGAAGGCCGTAGAATTGGCCGGGGTAGTATTGCTTGAACATCACGATCTCTGTCGCAGTATCTTCAAACGCTAGGTTCGGTGTAACCTTGCCGTCCTTCGGATTGACAAAACGGGGGTCACCAAATTCCTTAAACCAGATTTTCTTCGTTCCCAGTATTTGGATAAAACGCCGGAACCGACGTCGTACCATCGCATCAACACGCTTGCCAAAGCGCTCTTCAGACACATCCACTTCAACTTCATCCATATCAACAGACGTCGCCCGAACTGTATGTGCAGGGATATGGGATATGAAAATTGGCATACCTTCTTTGGTGCGCCCGATCTCCAAATACCCAAAGCCAAGCGTCTCCATATCCCACCGAACGCGTTTGCGTATCTCGGTCATAGATTGCTCTGGATGAAGTGTTTCTAAGAAGCTCTCAATATGCTCCTTTTCCTTTTTGGATGCATCGGATTGGTCTCCGCCATCCGGTCCAGTGTATTCCATGCGCTGGCCGTGACCTTCGATATTGATCACCATTGTTTCTATGCACTGACGCAAAATCGAGTTGTCATTTGGCATACGCAACAGCGCAGCTAAGTTGACCGGAGGAGGCAAGATACGCAGTTCCGATGTGCCGGACGCCGTGTACAGGCTCTGTTCTTTGAACGGGTCTTCTAACTGATTAGAGAAAGTGGCTCCGCGCTGAATATCTTGTAGTACCTCGTCATCATCAACCTCTGTACCACGTCCTTTGAGAGAACCTAGATTGACGGCGCGACGAGTACGACGCTTGGGCGAATTGCCTACATTTCTCTCTATCTGGTTTGAACGCTTTATCATGGTGCCTCACTAGAATATCGGATTTCCGGAGACAATAGGACAATGAGACCTACAGATCAAGCAATGTGACTGCACGCGTTTCACGAGGCACTGATGCAACGGGTTGCACGTCTTCACGTCCTTCTTCGAGAGGCGACACAAAATCAAAATCAGTAGGACCCCATGCTTCAGTAAGTTTACAAAGCTCTCCGCACACATCACCAATACCTAGGCGTTCAATTGCGCTTTCTGCGCGATATTCATAGCGAGGCCACGCCATTATCCTGCGGGGTGATCCTGTTGCTTCGATTTTTCTTAATTGGTAGCGGCTCCACACGTTTCGTATCAATACAGGTACTTCCGGGTAATGCAGCGTTTTCAGGTCCGGTGACATGTCGATCTGACTGGTCAGGTATTGGAGCCGGTTAAGTGCGTGCGATATTGCAGATGCCATCGTACCGTAACTATTGATTGCGCCTCTGAGTTTAGGGTTCAGCCCCCGTTGTGGTTCTAAATTCATATGCTCTACACAGTCACTGTCGGACACATAGATAGGGAAAATGAACGCCAGTGGCACTGACAAACAATCCATTGAGTTTCGGACATGTACTACTTCTTTGATTATGAAACGCCACTCGCTGAGAACTCTATGGATTAAAATCTCCGGTACATCTTTGCCGTCATCGATATTAGGTATACGGAATTTACGCTTACCTGTTTTGATCAACCTGACCATGGGATGTCGGTTACGCTGAGCATCACCACTGGATCGCGTGTCTCGGCACATACTGGGAAATCTGACATGCCCTATGTCTGTCAACTGCATCTGTCTTCGGCTTTTGTCTTTATCGGAATGTATCGTTCCTCGCGCATACTTAGTCACAGTGGCCGATTTGCCTTTGACCGCCCTAATAGCGTGGTTACGTGAAGGCGCTTTGTGGTTATCCATCCATGATCTATCAGGACAGAACGTGTGTTTGGTGGATTGCATAATGCGCCGCCACTGGGCACCGACTGTTTTTCCACTAAAACGCCCCGCCGTCCTTAACTTCACACTGGGTATCTTCGAGCGCTTGCTGTCGTAGAGGTGCACAAAGTTGTATATATCCCGAGGTCCGTTACTTCCCGGTGCACTGGAGTGACGACACATTTTTATCATACGATCTCTAGTACTTTGCATATCACACCGGATGTGGATGATATTGGAAAACACCACATTGCTCGTGCATATTTTCTGTAATACCTTTTCCATGTGCTCGGCTGTGTTCTCGATCTCGACAGGCACATTCATAAAATGCATCAAGCTGATCAGATTAGACAACAGCGCATCGGTGCTGACAGTCAACAGTTTCCCCATGGGGTGATCGTACAAGGTAAAAAATCCGGGCAGGTCTTTCGTTACTCTGTCCGCTTCGTCTTCGTGTATCACAATACCTTCGATTTCATTGCCACCCTCAAGAACGGTTTTGTTGATAGCCACCACATGGACATCTAACAGCGTGACAGCCGACAGTGATTCTTCGAACTTATGCGGTCTAGCATCTTCATCCGCCATCTCTGATGAGCTGACAAAGGTAACACGGGGGTCTGCAATCTCACGCTGTTCGTTCTCTACATAACTATCTCCAGCCGTGTCTCGATCCTCGTAAGGTTCTTGCCAGCGGCCAGCTTTGATATATAGTGAATGCAGAATGATGTGAGCCATTTTTTCCCTTTCGACCATACATCCTTAGCGTGTCTAAGATTTTATGTCAAGAGAATTATTCGTCGTTTGCGTGCTCTAGTTTAGGCGGCTCTTCGTTCTTTTCCAAATCTAGTACAACGTGACGGCGCATGTTCATCCGTTTGAAAGGATCACGGAGGTCTTCGATCTCTATTTCAGACGGTCCCCATTTTTCTTTGGGTAACCGACCGCCCGCCAAGGTCAGCGTATCCATAAGAAACGGATGTGTATCTGCCTCTTCTGAATTACCGTTAGCCCAATCGCGCATCTCTTGCTGTATCCCTTCCCGGTGCAACGCGGTGCACGCAAAAAGGGTATCGTTCTCTGTGACAGCTGTCATGTGATAAATATCGTGCCGCCCGATCACATTTTCGTTCCTCTTCCAATAAGGCTCCGGTAGACCGTCAGGTCTTGTCCGGAACGCACGCCGGTATCCTGCTTGGCTTACTGCGTCCATCCACACCAAAGGCACATTGTCCGGCGCATAGTCTTGGCCATCCACCGGCTGTTTCTCACTAACAATAACCACACCATGTACGTCTTCGTAATTTGGTAAGATACTCGGAGGCAAGCCCGCACCTTGGCGATTTGCCCACTGGATCATAGACGCGTTTCGATTAGCCTCTTCTTCTAACTGATCGATCCGTTTATCCAATTCGGCCTTATCCCATGTCAAATTGGTGATCGTCCTACGAGCTTTTGAATTATCGAGCAATAACAAGAAATAAGCGGTACCAAGTCCGATGAACGCCCATCCTGAAACATCAATCATCGAATGACTTCCTTTCAAATTTACCCCGTCCTTCCTCAAACGGGTAGTCCAACGGGTGTGTCCCGTTTTCAGAGCCTGACGCCCAATGACGAAAGTGATCGTCTAGTACGTAACAGGGCAATGTGGCATCTGGGAACTTCGATGCATTGGGGTGAGGCGTCTCTAGTGCCCGAATTGGCCAGCCGAGCGCTCTCAGCTCGGAGACACGTGAGCTGATCGTAAAGCAGTTCAACTCGTATATCGACACCATAGGCGTTATCTTATCCCCTGCCAGTAACGCATCGAGCACACGGCGATTAGCTGACGTACTTTTTGGCCACGGGTTAGGACGTGTTGTGTGTTTCCCTTTCGACATGATTACATAGTGCCATGATTAACATCTTATGTCAAGAGAAAAGCCCCACCAATTAGTTGCTTGAGGCAGGTCAAACTGACAGGGCTTATGGACCGAGGTAATCGTCTCTCCGATTAGTCAAGCCTGCGTAAAGAGGGGCTTTCCTTGAACCGCGCAGACCGGCTTACTGAGAGTGCGCCTTCCGATTGTCGAAAGGGTCGGCGCGGTAACTTCTGCAAACTCGCTGGTGCGATCTCGTTTACGTCCAACCGGACGCCTCATCACCGTGATTGTCAATGGTGATCAACTGATTGCCGTTCCGTGTAGGTCGGTACATGAATATGGCATGGTAGGGCTTGCGTTCATTGACGCCTCGGCTCGGCTGGATGACGAACCCGTCATCGATCTTTGCCCGGACGGCCTGAACCATAGGATGGCCTTCCAACTCAAGGTCAGAGACAACTGGACCCTGTACTTTGATGCTGCCAGAGCGCCCATCCATGGCGGACGGGGAACTGAAGCTCGCAGTCAAGGCACGCAAAATGCCCATGTAATTTTTTCGCATGTGCGTTGGGAATTGCCCGGTCACATAGACATATGCTGCCCGATCCCGAATGTCCTTACGGACTTTGGAATGGTCATTGAGTAGGTCATCGTGCTCGCCATAGAACGGACGTGCAGCGATGCGCTTAGCGGCGGTGATAGCCATGTTCGTTCTCCTTCCAGTACACAGGCGGAATTGTTTGCCTGTGATCTACTTGTACGATGCCCCGCATCTTTTGTCAAGAAAAGGTGCAACCCGTTGCAGCATTATTCTGGAAGTTTCCTGCGCCGCTTTGGTGGGTCAACCTTCTTGGGTTCTTGTTCGCTTTTGGCGACGATCTCATTCCGACGTAATTGAATGCATTGCTCTAGGTTATCCAAAAAGTATGACTGGTCATCCGGCGTGTCGTGAATAATCTGTTCGATCTCAATCATATCATATGACCGCTCACGCCACTCGCTGATCTTATCTTCGGCAGGTGCCGGGATAGGTGCTTCCTCTGGTGGGGCACCAAACCGCTCGTCCTCAATAGGGACGTCATCTGGTTCTTTCTCGGCAAATATGTTGTTGAGGTAACCCATGAGGCCGTACTTGTCTGTAGGTACTGCGTGATCTTGATACTCTGGGTCTAATGCTTTGGCATCAGCTTGCGTGCCAACTAGGCGCGGCCCGTCTTCGGTACTGCAAATATAATAGTCCATATTGAAACTCCCTTTCGACCTTTACACAATGGCACAGGTCGAAAGGGATGTCAAGGATTTTATGTCAACGCAAGGACTACTCCGCTGCGTTGAGTGCGTCCGCAATCCGCTTTGCGATATTAGTTCGCACAGGCAACGCACTCGCTTGGAGAGATACAAACGCAACCTGTTTACGGTCAGCATCAAAAACACATGCACCATCATGGATGAATGGTCCGCGTACAGGGTCATCTGTTGCAGCTGGCACTGCTTCTGCTTTCTCAGCTAGTGCACCGGTAACTGCTTCGTCCGGCTTCTGACGCCGTGTCTTTGAGTTAGGGTCTTTATTTTCCACGGGTGATCTCCTCGTTAGACTTTGTGATTGTCGAATGTGTATTCATTGAAGCCATCGACAAATTGGCTTTGCATATCCTGATACAGATTAGGAAAGCGATTGGCTAGTGTTTCTGCTACCTGCCCGAATACCAGCCGGATTTCTTCTTCAGCTGAGCGGTGTGTCCGCTGAGCGACCATGAAACGCCACGCTCTATGATTAGCCGTCACACCAATAGACGTACTCAAACCGTAAGGAGCCAGCCTACGCATTGACGATGTGATCCGTTTCTTGAGATGGAATGCTCGTTTATTCTCCTGTGGTATTTCATCCAACCCCAAACGCTCCGCTGTCTCAACTTGAAATTTCTCCATCATCTCGACAAGCTCTACCCACATCTGTTGTAGTTCTCCGTGCGCCACCTCTGCTTTCTCTTGCGGAAAAGGATCATCTTGCGCAGTAAATAATTCGGTAAGGAACTTTGTTTCAAATGCTTGCGGATAATATGTACCGATCTCGGTCAATCGAACGAACCGCATGGAGACCTGACTGAATGCAGTACCGACGCGATGACGGACAAGCTCATGGGTCACAACCGGGCTGACATCCACAAAGCCGAACGTGGCATAGCTATGCTCTAGCACTGATCCGTGCTTCACACTCAGTATATTGCCAACGTACCCTTCGTTGCCTTCGCGGGTTCGCGTGATGTTGGCGTTCATGTCTGTACCAAAGCTCTTGTAGCATAGCCGCCCCATAGTCTCGATAAGCTCTTCGCTATCTGACGGTGCGTCCGTGCGCCAATCCTCCGGCGCCCCTAGCGCGTGAAGCATCTCTGCCATAGCCCCTTCATCAATTTGAGTGAATGCCACAAGGTGAGCGGACGGTGTTACAAATTTCATTCTAGGTTCTCCCTAAGTTGATGATCGATAATAATTACAATAGCTGCGTTTTTATGTCAAGAAAAAGGGTCGCTCCCTCTTCGGAAACGACCCCTTCAAATGGGTGAGCCATTGCTCTCAGATAGCTGTGCTGAAACTATCCCCCGGTGGGTGGTATCGGACAGCAAACGCAATGAACGCCAAAGCAGGTGGCCAGAGTATGACCAGAGTAAGCATCGGAACGACCATCAACCACGATCCAGATCGCATCTGTCGAGCCATATGCGCGAATTGCGGATCAAGTCCTGCATGGGAAAAAATCATGGCTTTTGCCCGATCCGCAAGCGCGACGCCAATCAACAGATAGACTGCGGCGGCAAGGGTGGTGGGTAGACCGTAGCTGATGAATGCGGTCGCCAAAACGGCGAATAACATCGCCATCAGTAATAATAGGATTCTCATAAATACTCCTGTTCGCTGGATTGCAATTTTGGGCTAAGCGCCCGTACTTCCAAATCTGCCTTCACCGCGTTCAGTCTCATCGAGATCATTGGCTTCGACTTCTTGGATTTCTGCTTGCGAGACGGGCGCTATCACCATTTGGGCGATGCGCTCTGCGTGCTTCACATGATATGGGCCTTCCCCGTGATTGATTAGCATAATCATCACTTCGCCGCGATAATCGCTATCGATGGTGCCGGGGGCGTTAAGAACGGTGATCTTGAATTTTGCCGCTAGACCTGAGCGGGGACGTATCTGCCCTTCATATCCTTCGGGTATTGCGTATTTGAAACCTGTCTTCACAAGAGCCTTACCGTGAGGCCGGATAACTATGTCACCTGCTTTACCCTCTGCATCGACAAGAAAAGCCTGTAGGTCAAAGGCAGCTGCACCGTTTGTTTGGTATGAAGGGATGGGTAAGTCACACCCGTCTACTCTGGCTATTTTGACGATAGGTTTAGATGGCACGCGCACTCTCCCTGCTGATTGGGCGTAGTTGGTATGTATGGATCATTATGCCCCCTAGATCAAGTACTTCATTCACTCGTCACACCACGGCGTAGGTCACCCGGTTGCCTCCATGTTGAGTTCGATTGAGTACACCTTCGACTGTTAATTCTTTTAGAGCTTTCGCTACCCTCGTGCTGGCTTCGCGATGCTCGTACCCCATCGCCTTGCCTAACTCAGTCGGACTGAAGGGACCGTCCATCTTCTTGGCTTGATCCAAAACCACCTGAACTGATTGTTTGCGTGTACCCATTATCGTATCCCTCCGGTTGATCCGAGTTAGTTAAGTTCTCCTGCGCCATATCAGTAGCCCTCATTTTTTGTCAAGATTATCATCGATCTATGATCTTATCACGAGCCGCTGTCTCTTCAAGCGCCTTCTCTATCTCTATGTTTGCTGCACCCGGTTGCACCCGAATGATCTTAGGTTCTTGGGTCTGACGAGCTGTCAGTTGTTCCATAGCTGCCCTAATGAGCGTGAGACCCTCTTCTTCATCTACAATCTCTTCGCCGTGCCGCCACACCTCATAATCATTCATGCGTCTATTGGCAGTGTCGCTATAAGGCATGTACTTAGCGCCGGGTCCGAACGGAAAGTCTAAGCCGTAACTGTCAGAGACTAGTAACACGAATATATCAGGCCGTTCCGGCATAACCGTGGTGTCCAGCAACGCGCTAAACTTCGAGTTAGCTGCCATCTTACCTGCGTCGATCCTGCGCACATACTTGGGAGCGGCGAGGTATGGACAAACCATCATCGCATATCGGGCACATTCCCTGTGGTTGGGGCCGTCAGAATAGCACCCCTGCGGGTGGAATGCAGAACCGGGGCCTCCAACAAAGCACATCTCCCCTTGGTTTATGGGATCACCACATATAGAGCACCCACCTATCTTGACGTTCTCGAACACTTTATCGGTATCATTGATAGTGAATAATGGCTCTCCGTCGTTATTCACTGCCACTACAACCGGGATAGGGTATCCCCGCTTGTCTACCGGCAAATGCTTCATCCGATCTGGTATCGGTACAGCTTCGGGTTTCATCAATCGAACTCCCGCTGCCCGGTAAGTCCTTCTACTTCATCCAACTTGACGACGCCTTCATCCCACCCAATTGGCCAACGGAAATCGACATCGTCATACGCCCACATGTGGTACTGATTAGCGGTATCCACCATTCTGCTTTCAGCGGGAAATAACTGCACTGCTTCGTGCTCGTCACTGAGCAATTGATTTTTGATGCGCTGCATATCGCGCCAATCGAAAATAGCTTCTTGATCGTGTCGCTTCACGCTGATGTGGATCATGTCAGGTCCAGACATGTTTGATTGCATGGGCATCCGGCGCAAAATAACGTGATAGATATCGTTGCGATAATGATCATCATCCATCAATGAACGATACGTCTTCTCGATTTCTTCCATCGACTTACCTGTCTTCCGAACAAGCTCTTCATATCGACACTGAACATCTGGACTTGTAAATTGATCTTCGTTGACCTCACATGGCTCCAAAGACTTGAAGCTGCCTTGCGCGGGTTTGTTCGCACGCTCACGGCGGTTACGCTCTTGCTTGAATTGCTTCAGTGCTTTGGTCACCATACCCATCTTCAACTCAGTAATACCTTCGCGAAGCAAAGGAGACAGCGCGGTCTGCAACGGCTTAGGCACTTCGCGTGCATTGCATTTGACAAGCTGCTGTAGGTTACGAATAGCATTGACGATGCTGAGATCAGCTAATCCTTTAATCAGAGTTGCGTCCACGATCTGCGTATTTGTGCGTCCTTTATTGTATGACATAATTTCCCTTTCGACTTGTTTACATAGTAAGATAACCCGTATTTTATGTCAAGATAATTAGTGAACAACCTTACGGTGTCGTTTGCTATAACCGGGTGGAGGTGATACGTGCGGAGGTTCGTAGGTTCCAATACCTTCGTCTTCCGGCCCAAACTCATCGTAGCGCTTGGCAAAATAGCTCTCTTGTATCCGATGCAAACCCATGAACGCTTCATTCGCCATAGGCATGGTATCAACCATCTCTCGGATCGATGTGTACATCTCAAAATTCGACATCATACCGTTGATCATCACTCGTATCATCCACGATACAGCATCCAGAGAGGGTACCTCTTCCTCAACACTAAGCACGGCCCCTTCTTCTAATACTGCTGTCAGGTGCTTGTATTCTGTGTCTGCCGCATCACCGACATAGTTCATGAAGTCTCGTTCAACCTCGATAATAGTAGCTGCGTTGGCCTTGACCATTTTCTCATCCGTATCGCGTGAACAGAAACCATGCTGTCGAACGAGCACAACCACACCATGGATAGCACCCTTAAACTTAGCACCTTGTGTCAACAAACGCATTGCATTCAAGTTTAGAGGCAAGTCCTGTACTTCTGCGGCCTGCTTCGGGTCATGAACATAAATGCCTAGGACGTATATATGGACCGGTTGACCAAATAGCTCTCTAACCGGAATACGCAAGAAATGAGGAGTGCCGAGCGCCTTTTGGATCATTGGCATATCCACATAGAATGTTTGTTCGGGATTATCGTACTCGATAAAGTGGGGGGAGATGTTATGCGCAACCGGAATGATCATGGCTGGTGTCGGACTATCCTGCTTCAGCAGCGTTGTCCAGTATGCGCGAAAATCCATGTCGCTCGATTGACGTGGGTCAGGCATCGGTGATGTTTTCATAGTGCTCTCAATTTACTCACATAGTGGTGTTCAATATATAACAAACTCTCAAGATAGAACGGGCCAAACGCCTGCGTAAATTCAATGTCCGTGATCCTACCATCTTCAACTGTGTACATGGATCGATTGACGGGGTCCCAGTCTTCTTCGTGGGCCTCCACGTATGCTTTCAGTTTCTCGTAAACCACATCACTCAAAAGAGCTTTGCCCAAATGCTTGCGCAGCCCGAACTCTGTCACAAAGCAGGGATAGACCATCGGCCAATGTTTACTTTCAAAATCTATGTCGTCTTGCCATGACAGGCTTATATCCACCCGATACTGAACCGTAGGTGGTATGGTCTTCTCCCATAGCTTGTCACGAACGATCATGCATGGAAACATCCGGGGATCGGGAATGTCTGTAGGGGACGGGTGACAAGATGCGTGTGACTTCTGACCAAATGCGAGAGGACGTGCTTCCGGCACATGCCTAAAGAAATTGGCCACAGTGATTGTGTCGTCACGCTGCTCTTCTAATTGCATAGCGTGACATGGTGGCTTCCTACGTCGCTTGGGTGGGTTGATAACTGGAGCGACACGGCGGCGCTTGGGTGGGTCAACTTGCATCAGGTTCTTCCTTTGTAACCTCCGCGAAAACCTCAACACTGCCAACGGATACGCCAGCGCGGTTCGTTATCGCTTCTATATTAGCCTCCATCAACGCTTCTACACATTCCGACACATCGATCATTCCGCTTTTGTTTATCAGGCGTTCCTTGGCTTCCCACGGCTGGTATCGCCTGATACGGATCAGGTAATTCATCGACGCTTCGTATAGTGCTTTGCTGTTGGTAACGCGGAAGTCCACAACATGCGTAACTGTGGTGTCAGGGGCAGGCTCAGGGTCCCTCGGAAGTCTTCTCCGAGCTGGTGTGAATATCGGTGTTTCTGCTGTTTTCGAGACCCTCTTGAATACCATTGATGCTATAGGCTGACGCCCCTCCCTCCGATTGACCCTGATATATTGCAACGGGTTGCAGAGATCAGTGATGATGTGTTGCGTCTGAACGGGCGCGGCCCCGGCGTGAATTTATCCACGTCTTCGTCTTCCTTTAACACGTCAAAGACAAAACGCCACTCCGAGGTGCCGTTGTCATGATGCCAGAGCACATTCCAATTACCCCCGCTGTAGAGATACAAGTACTCTTGTTCGTATTGAATTAGGTCTGTCACATCGGGATGAGTGTCTATTTCTAGCGGCTCTGGATTATTGGGGTCGTTGCGGTCTCGATGATAAAACAAACACATTTGATTACGAGGGTCGGCTTTTATCTTATCCCAATCTATACTTGATACACCTGTCTTTGGATCAGTGTATTGCATATCATCACCATGACGCCACTCAAAATCGTGCTTTTCTCCTATTAGCGGATTTAACACACTCATATGTCCGTGACTGATAAGTAATCCAGCCATGCCGGGGCTATTGTAATGTTCTATAAGCATCTTCCCGTTCCACGATGGATAGCCGTCAGAGTGGCAATAGATCGAATTGATCTTACCATTCGGGTATTGATATGCGATTGTGCTCCTAGTAGCCATGATTTCCCTTTCGTGTGATCAACTTAGATTAACCAAGATTTTATGTCAAGAGGCTCTGTTAAGCCTCCACGTATTTATTATTGCGATGACCCCACCAACGGTTGGCATCACCATATCGGCACATGTTCTTACCCGTGTCGAGGCGCCACTTGGGGTGCTCATCAAGTAACGCTAAAATGGCTTCCGCGTGATCATCCGGGTCATCGGAGATGGTTGGCTTTAGTGCGTATGTGTCATCTCCGTATTCAGTATGTGGTGGTACTGTGATCATGTTATTGATCCAACTGATCTTGGTGCTTAAACTGCATCTGATAATACCACTCAGGGACGCACCATACTCGAACTCCATTATTCTTTGTTCGAGAAGTAAAATACCTGCTGTATAATTGATACTGTTTACGCAAAGTATCTGCCAAACTGGCTTGAATAGACCTAGGGGTTCTGTGCGAGGGGCACGGAACGAAAAAACTATCACCCGGCTGCATGTGCTCGAATGGAAAACGAGTTGCCTTATTCCGACGCATACAACGCCCTCTCCTTGTGGGAGGTGGTAACTCATGTCCGTGTTCAATCGGATACTGATCTTTACTAGGTAAAGAAACCACCGCGCAATCAACAGGTGTTTGAATTACCAAATGTTCCAAACCAACACGCACATGGGTCTCCTCTACTGGCCTTAAAAGGTCTTCAGCAGATCGCACATGGAGGCTGGTCTGCGACCAGTGTATAGGAACCTCAACTTCTTGGATTTGTGTAGCCATGATATTTTCCCTTTCGACCTTTACGGGATAGCATGACCTACATTTTATGTCAAGAGGTTTTACCGCGTCTCTCTGGCAGTCGCCACGAAATACCGAGTGCCCTTTATGTATAAGTGTTCCCCTGCTGTGCTCGCAACATTATCAGTCAACTTATAATCGCCAAACCAATCCACTGTATACATACGACGATTAAGTACCAGCGCGACTGTGGCGCGGATGGTCTGAGATTTCGTTATCTGAACCATCAACGGGCTTGAACGACCTGCTTGATATGCTAGCCACACTCGACCCACCCACTCCACTCTGTTTTTCAACTTCATCGACTATCTCCGCTCTTATTCCGAAATAGAACCCGCTCGTGCCATTGCATCTCTCGATCCTATTCAGGGGTAATTTTGATCTGGACAACATGCGCTCAGTCATTGCGGCATCGAGTGCATCATGCACCTGCACCACAACGATCAACTTATCATGTACGAACTGAAAAGTTACACCTTCGTCCCTGTGATTTCCAAATGAACAATGATCTTCGATCTTTCTGCTCAATTTCTTCAAGTCCCCTATCATAAGCCCCTCATCTGATCCTGCTATCTATCGGGTTGACATCTTGGTGCCTTAACTCCCGTGCAGTTCTTTCATCTATAGCATCTGGCACCCGGATTAGAAAGGGTTCCCACTGATATGGTTGAAGCTCATAGCCGAGCACGCTGTTCATTCTGAAGTGATGCGCAGCCTTGCAGTAGCGATGTGCGCCATCGATTATCAGATGCTCTTCTAACTCTGCGTCTTTGCCTACTCCGGGTATCCGTGCGACGATAACCGGATTGGCCATGATCTGTCGTTTAGTTATGCGATCATAGCGATGCTTCTCGACCCCGCGATGCACCATGCAATAGCGGGCGAACGGCATGTCTATAGGAACTCGAATGATTGGCACTTGTGTGGCTGTGCGTAGCCACTTCTCTATTCGCGTGACAGCGAAGTGCCTAACCTCCCCAGTCTCGTTATCAACGTGAGAGAATGCAGTCTCAGTGGAATGCAAATTTCCGTCACCATCAACGGTTAAATCAAGGTCCGTCCATTCAATCATCTAAATTGGTTGCCCTTCGTTTTTTGGTGATCTCCAGATCAGTGCCTTTAGGCTTCAAAGATTTGGGTGCAACGGGTTGCACGGTCTCTCCGTATGAAGCACCAAAATCCTGCTGCATCGCATTACTGAAGTCACGCACCGACGCCCCGGATTGTGATGCAGCACGAGATAACTGCTCCATAGCTTGAGCCTGTGCTTGTGACGCGCTCGTTACTCCGTTCATTTGGGCACTGCGACGGTCACCTCCTAGTATTCGCTGCTCCATGTCTCGACCAAACGCTTCAGCTAGCCGCTGAGTTATTGTTTCACGCATGTTGGAAAACCTATCGTCTTCGATATTTTCCAACCTGACCTCTGATATAGGGGAGCGTATTGCTCTACCTATTTGCTGTATATTCGGGCCGGGACTAAACACCCTCCTTGTTGGGCTTTGCCCACCTTCAAATGTAATGAACCCTGTTCGATCCGGGGTGGACGCCGGGTCCATTCCCATAATGGCCTCACCCTGTGGTCGTACAAGACGATCAGAAAACAACATACCGGGTTCCGATTGCGCGAATGCGTCAAACAACTCTCTGTTCAATAAACCACCTGTTGCAAATAGATTAGAGCGCGATGGGCGCTCTGCCTCTCTGAGCCGCAAGACAGCTATCGCTTCTGGGTCTCCGGGAAATGCACGGCGCAACTGGCGACTGGTCATGTTCTCGTAGTCGGGCACCATCTCGCCCCATTCATTCCGCATGTGGGCATGGTTGTTACTAAAGTGCCCTGATCGATGATCCTTGTTTCTAATCATATCCGGAAGGCTCTTTTATTGCTGGTGGGGGCGACCTTAGCTTTTCTTGGTTCACGTCGTTGCTTTGCCACGGGCACAAACGACCGGGCAAGTGCGACAGCGGCCTCATGGCCGTCCACAGCTTCTTCATAGCTTGTGTAGCGCCACATCTCTTGATCTATGTTTGGGTACCCGTCTGCGAATATAAGAGTTTCCCAAAGTACAGGGCCACCATCTCCACTGGGGTTATGGTCTAACCCTAGAAACACAGTGCTGACCCACATACCATCAACTATATCTGTTTTCCCCACACATGCTCTATCACTGCCCATAGGTGCGTTAGCATACGGTGAAGGTCTGTCCAAAGGAACAGGGTTATTACCCTTATCAAGATCGTACCATGAAGTCACAGTCGAATTGCTCGTTTATTATCACCGGATAACGCATCCGGATGAAGTCGCTTATCCACCTCTTCTTGAACACGTTCTTCAAACTCGTCTTCCATTTCCTTAAAGGAACGCTCCATCTTCCGTCGATCGTTTATTAATTGCATGTGTTTAGCACGATACTCACGTTCAATAGTGTCAGTATAATCTCGTGCTCTTTCTTTAGCCTCACGGATCAGTACATTACTGTGGCGGCGTACACTCTTCAGGGTGTTATTATAAACCTGCTTAGCTTTCGATAAATCCAAAAGCTCAAAATCATCCTCACCCTTCAATTTAGTCATGAACGTACAGAATATATCAGCGCGATCAAATAAATCTTCATAGGCATCTTGGTGCTCAAAACTCATAAGATCAACACGGTCCTTAGCCAGATCAAGTATCCGGTCCATATCATGTAGGTCTTTATGAAAACCTAAGGGATCACCTGTGGCATCTCTATAAGAAGCATCACCCACCGTAGCCGCCACGCGTATACTCTCTGCGTTCGATCTCAGCACCTTTGTTATACCTGTTATACCGACGCACATATTTCTTCAGAGTAGGCTTTAGCTTCCTGCGCCAAAACAAATTCCACAAAGTGGTTCCTAGGGTCAACGCGAGCACCCACGCCAATAACTCTCCGTTATCAAACGTGCGTTCGACACCTGCCCAATCCATTAACATTTTTTCCATAGTAAATTCCCTTTCGACTAATCGCAGCCTAGGGGAACCGACATTTTATGTCAAGAGGAATTATACAGTCGGGAAGCCGCTTTTTTCGATGTCATATTTGAACTTATATTCGACCGACATAGGCACGGTGAGCGTTGTGTTCTCAATACACACGTAAACCAGATGGTCTGTCTCTTCCATGGTGGCCGTCTCGGCTGGTGTCAGGAACGCTAGAAACCGGGTATTCTCTGAGTTCTTGGCTGTGACCTCGCGTTCGATAGGAGGATCAGCAGTAGGCACACTGATGCGGCACGTATAGTTACTGTCCAGCGTGATCAAATCATCGCTGTCAGCATCCCGGTGGCCGATTGCCCACGGGCGGGCAGTCCTACCCCTTGGTGTCGATCTGTTGCTCATGCTCTGTCACCTCTATTTCGTCACCATCTATTATATCGATCATCTCCTCCGGTCCATCCTCAATATCGATTTCCCGTGCAGCGTCTCGATAGTCCGCCACATCCACACCCTCTGCGCGGTAGTCTTCCAAATCCAATGTATCCGTAACACGCACCTCTGATCCGGTCGTAATGACCTTGCCGGATGAAAGCGCACCGAACGTGATAAAAGATAAGAGGTCTCTAATCATGGATCGATGTTCAATGCTCGCCGCGTCTGAGTAAGAGACAACGTGCCGTCACCTGTCGTATCTACTTGTAGATCATCGCCCGCTGTAACTAATTCCGGTGTGACAACCAATGGGTTATCTGGATCAAGCCCATGGCGCCTCCAGAGGTCATCTAAGCGCCGTGCTTGCTCTGCTGTGAATGACTGACCAATTAAACCGGCTGAGTTGGTTGGGATAACCTGTACGTCATTCCGAATGAGGATACCTCCTTCGATATCCCATATATTATTATTGGAGCCTTTGAGGGTGACTGAATACAGCCCGTCTTCAAATTTGATCATCCACCCGTTTATGATCTCTATGCTCTGCGCCAGTGTGGTACCTGCGACAGTAAATTCAGCGTTTCTGTTATGAGTTATCGGGTATCCCATCCCTGCTGGAGACGCCTCTAGCTCCCTGAGATCACGGCGGAATACCTCAGTGTCAAGTTCGTATGACCCTTCACTTAGCTGTGTCAGATAAGAGACAGGTACGATTATGTGTAATACATTCCATTTGACAATCAGAGAGGACATACCTGTTCATTACTCAGCCGCAAAAGCCTCAGTGATAACCTGAGCTTCTTTGACGTCAGTAGCGCCGTCAGTAACGCGCTTGTAGAGATCAGTCTTCTCTTCTTCATTCCAACCCGGCTTGTCTTTCTTGATACACAGCCGATGTTCTTCATTAGCAATAAAAAGCTCAATGCGGTCTTTGGTCCACAGAGGCTCAGCAACCTCGTCTTCCGACTTAGCTTTTTTCTTTTTAGATAAAACGCTTTGGGAATTTGCCACTCCTGATCTTTTTAACACCATGATGTATTCTCCTTTATTCCTTAACCGTTGACCCACCATTATAACCGGGTGGTATGCTGGGGACAGCAGGTGGTGCTCCTTCAAGCGCCGTTATTTTCTGCTCTAAAAGTGCAACCCGTTGCAGCAAATCAGTATTAGCATTCTCTAACCTCTTATTGGTTTGGTTCATAGCATCTATGTTTTTAGACGTTGCTACTAACCATGCTAGCGTCACACCCGGCTCGCCTGAGCCGTGCTCTTCTAACACCTTCTCCAATAAGTTTTCGTCAGTCATAATACCCTCCCATAAAATATAGGATACTTCTAGAGCACCTCACATTTTACGTCAAGACACCTTACTCGTCGGTGGTACGGATAACGGTTGCTGAACCGCCTGCCGAACCTAACGTGCCGGTAGTTTCAAACGGTTTGATGGGAGATGCCCCGCCATCGCGTACCCGAATGAACAAAGGACGGTCAGCAAGGTAAACCGACGTGAAGCTTTCCGATGCCGACCCTGCTAACTTATCCACGTAGGATACGAATGCATCGTTTCCAAGGTTGGCATTGTTACTACTGAAGTTAGCCACGTTAGGCACGGCTGCTTCAGATGCGGCGGGATCGATGGTGAACGTATCACCTGTATAGCTTGTATAAACAAGCCGATGCTCAAGGCCGTTGTTATCAACCACCCGAATTGTACCAACAGATGGGGTATCCGTTGGAATTGCGGCGTTCATCTGCACGGTTGTGATATTATCCGTGGTCAATGCAGCGGCCAATGAGAACTGATCCTTTTGCAATGAACCACCGCTTTCCGGTCCTACAAGAATACGATCCTCGGCTGGTACAAGCCCAGACGTGGTGAATACCACGTTGTTTGGGGGAACCTGCTGGACATTGGCAAGATCGAATAGCTTGTCCGATGCGGTCAAATCGTTAGGGTCGATGCCAAGGCCGTAAGAGCCGATAATGGATGAGCCGGTCGATGCACCTGCGAATGGGATAGAGATCGAACGGTCAGTTACGGTCACGTTGACCTCAGCTGTAGCAGCCGACGTTCCGCCCGTGATCACATCGTTATCCGATGGGGCACTACCTGATAGCAACTGTATCCACATCTTGGTGCCAGCGGTCGTGCTGTCGATTGCAAGCAACTGACCTGCGCCACCTGCCCATGTAACCCCTTCAGGTTCTTGGAACGTGCCAGTAGGGTTGTCGATGTCAATCTCATTGGTGATGCCTCGGAACAACTCACCGGGAAGGCCATACACGGTCTCGACTGAGCCGTCACGGGTCAACCATTTGGTGCGCTCAAAGAAATCATTGATCGACTGCGGTCCTAAATCCCAATCCGAGTAGTAAAACTCGTCTGCGCCGTTGCCGTTAATGTCGAGACCAATATAGCCTTCATTCGAGTTCGTGATGCCTGTCATCAGCGCAACCGTAGCTTCGGCTGTCTGATTGTTCAGATCATCGCTCTCGGAAAGCGCAAGCACGTTGTTACCGCGCTGTGTGGCGTTGATGGAAAATTCAGAGTACGTCTTACCAAAGTTACGAGATGTACCGATCAAACGCCGGGTATCTATGTCGGCCCCACCGTCACGTACCTTAATCATAAAGCGATGCGAAATACCGGACGCTGCGTCTGAGTTCAAACCACCATTAGAGTTCCACCAATCATCCGCTATGATTGCGCCATTCTGTATGAGTTGTATTTGCGGACTATTACCGAAATTCACGATACCGTCATAGATCGTCGCGCCGGACGATTGAATGATCGATCCATCGTACAAATGCTCTGCTGCATTGTCGTCAATGTTATATCCATTGAGCAACGTGATAATGTTGTCAGTAGAACGATCCGATGGAGCGTCCTTGGTGATGTCCACCTGATCATCGCCAACAAACGACGCATCGTCTGCTAGACTTCCGAGCCAACGGTGGGCTTCGATTACAGTTGCGTAACTTGGTGACGACCCACCATGGTCATCACCTATGTAGCGGACGTTTTTGGTAGCTTGATCAACGCTCCAGTCAGTAGCGACTATGGGCATGTGCTGTCTCCTGATCTCTTTTGTATAATACGATGGAGACTTGTTTACTCAAATCATGTAGCTTACACAAGTGCCTAATCTGGTAGTTGGGACACAGACAAGGCATAACCAGTCTGGGTGATTGTCCCTGTTGTTTGAAATTGCTTGTAATAAGGGGCGCTAGACGACTTTCTTATTACTACTTTGATGGGCTGTCTGGCTGTAAACAAATAAGGAACCAGAACGGGGTCTGTCACTACCGATTCATTATATAACTCATCGCCTTGAGTAGCAGGCCCCCCTGCCAAAGCTTCTATGTAAATTCTGGAGCCCAGAACGGCCCCTAGTATTTCTAGGTTTAGCTGTAGACCGTTCACATCTTGAATAAACCCGGTAACGGTGGCTCCGTTAGATAGTGTCACCGTTCCTGTACTTCTAACTGAGCCTGTGTACACGGTGGCTCGAAGTGTCACGGTTGAACCGTCAAAATCAAACGGGTCAGATGCGGTAGCGTCGATTACTAGATCATACTCACCACTATCAAATATATCACCTTCTCGAACACCCGGAAGGGTGTCTGTGGATGGTATTTCCAAGTTGGTAATCTTCCAAAGTTTCATTAAATCATACGCTTTAGCAGACGTGTCCGCGTTTGCGTACCCTGTTACAGTAACTTGAGATGTCTCTGTAACTAGAAAATCAGGAGCCAACTTCTGAGTTAGTTCTTTAACATTAGCGCCCTTTAGGGGCTCATCTAGGAATGGCTGATATTGGTGCAAATAAGACCAAATATGAATATCGAATAGATCACTAGAATTGTTATTCTTGCCGCGATAATCCCACGCATATCGCCCTGTATTCACGGCATCATTGGATGATCCGTTCTGTTGATCTGCAAAAGCGTTAGCGAGACGTACAGCGATCACGGGTGTTTGCCCAAATTGATCGGTTAGCTCTGTGTAAACACGATCTGCTAACTCATCAAAATTATTACCTTCATCGTCATAAACACGACGGTCACCGTTGTCTGTGTCCCGAATGAAAACGACTGCATCAGGTACGGGCGTATTGGACTGGTCTATCAAGGATACGCGAATTTCCTCGTCAACCCTGAGACATCCAAAACTATTATTACTACCAATAATATGAGCACCTGTGTTTAATTGAGAACCGGTCACACTGTTGATTAAATAGGGGCGCGAACCTTGCCAGTGTTTAACGTCAATCACATTACCTCGGCCCCCTCCTGCATAATTGCGAACGATCACATCCTCATTCGGGGTCGCTCCAGAGAATGCTAACGCACCTCCACAATGAGTAGTACGATAACCATTCAATTGCTGCTGCGTGCCAACAATTGTGAAATCCCCATTGACAAAATCAAAAGCCTCAGAGATGAAATCATCCGTCTCTTGACGTATCTGGTGTTGTTCCTCCGCAGTGTTATAGATCAGTTTGGCTTCAAGGCTATAGATGCGTACAGTGACACTATCTCCAAGAAAGCTGAATTTCCCGCTTTCCATGAAAATAACACCACCAAACCAATCAAAACGTGCGTTATCTACAAACTCCACACGGTCTGTGAATGAATTGACAGTACCTGTGTCCTCAAAACGAATAGCAGTACCTGTGGAGTGCCGCCTAAAACCTTCGAAATCTATAGACCGGCCAACGATCAAATGCCCATTGCCTGTGACCCGGAAAAGTTCAGTGTTACCATCATAACCCATGAGTAATTCTTCAACCTCCGGGTCAATAAACAATTCACCAGTGACGTTCATCTGAAGAGAGCCGGTAGCAACATCGTACACGGTACGGCCAGCCACTTGGCAGGCGGTTACTCCTGCGATTGCATCAAGCCCTTCAAGAGTACCACTCCCTGACTGAGTAATAATACCGCCAGCTAGGCTCCATGTGCTTGCTCCAACAGGAAAATTGACGAACTCATCGTCGATAAATTGATATGGGTTAGGTGCGACAACATTTACACTACGCGTCTCTACTGTTTGATTTAAATCGGTATCTATAACTGTATAGGTAACGTCATAAGAGCCTATAACAGCCGTATCTACGGCATCTCCACCAACAACGATAGCTCCTGTGAGATCACCATCTTCCGTGTCTATTGCAGTAGCGCCCGGATCAATATAATTAGCACCAACTTCCAAAGTTAATGGATTATCACCTTGGATCGTAATTACAGGACTATCACCTACTGAGTTAGCCACGCCCACAACAGTGATCGTATCCAACGCAAAGTCATTGTTCCATATGTCACCTGTTGTGCCAAGCGTAACAACCAAGCGAATACGGGTCTGAGCACTGCTCACCAACCCGGCAAGGTCAACATCACGCTCTATCCAGTTGGTACTCTGCTGTCCCGGTCCACCAAACAGGGGACCACGGTTAACCCAACCTGCTCCTGCCTCATTAGTTTGGACCTGACACGTTGCTTCGTTTGCAGCACCATTCTGGTTAGTCCAAAAATTGATCGAAACACTGTTTGCATTAGCATCTAAGTCTTGGTTCAACTCCACGGTGAAAACGTCACCAGCGGCAGCTGGAGAAGTCGCCTCGGTATAGATATAACCATCACCACCGACGCCTGTAGTTGAACCGACACCTCCTTGACCTCCAACTGGAGGACCGACCGCATTCGATCCCGATGCAGTGACATCAGTATCATGGCACCACCGCCGCGCAGTATTGGCAGGCTGTAACCCTGTGCCTACTGGATCAGAAAATACCCATTCTTGCGCATCTGCTCCGCCCTGCGTGTCAAATGTGTAAATGAAATTAAATGGCATAGATCGTGATCCCTAATAATGCTGCAACCCGTTGCACCGGGCTAGTAAAGCCAGAGTATATGGTCTCCCTCGGAAAACGGCAATAAGAATACGTGATCCGAGACGGGAATACCCAAGTCACCTTTGCGCCCTTCGATCCTGCGACGCTGGTTCTCACCCGCTTCCACAAGCTCAAGATGCGCGGGATTAACACACAATGCGTTCTCACACTTATGATCAAGGTTCATTCCGGCTGGCACCCGCATGGGTAGGGTGCGTGGTACTATTCCAGTTAGCCATGCGATATAAACGTGCGCCCGGACGCCCCCTGTAACCACACCACCCGGATTGAATGTTCCGTATATAGCCCGTGATGAAAATCTCTGCCCGCCACGGCTCTTGCCTCCTGTCCATTGCCAGCATCCTGTATCAGGGTCCTCCTCAATATAATTGGTGAAGCGATTGACCACCTCGCATACATCTGGTTGGCGATCCTTGACACACATCAGTCTAAGTCCAGTGTCACACCGCGCTTATCAGTGCCTTTGTCGGACCTAGGTGTTTTCGTCGGCTTCATTGGATGATCCGGGAATGACGGCTGACTAGACAGCCCATCAAACATATACGATCTCTCAGGCAATGATTGTCGTTGTGGGCGACGCGGTATAGATAATGCCTCCATTTCAGCTACAGCGTACAGCGTAATGGTTTGCCGCGTCTGTTCTTGTTGCATTTCCTGAACACGATACTGAACTCCATCATGTTCTAGGTAAAAATCGCCAGACTGCATATACGCAATCAATTGGTATGCGTTAGCACCATTATTATCCTTCATATACTGGTCTATCTCTAGTCGCATAGTGTGGCGAGTACCTGTAACAACGCGCTGTGAGCCGCCTCCGATAAAATTCCTATTGACCCCATCAAGCTCGGTGCTCAACTCTAAGTTGATGTACGGAATATCCTCAACATTAATCGTCGTCATTGAAGCCCTCCCAATGCTCAACGTCTGTTCCCGGATTGGCCAATAGATAATCACGAATTTGGTGCTTCACGTCAACCGGGTAATGGCCAGCCTGTCTGTTGCACTTGGCGTGTGCCAGCGTCAGATTATGTTCGTCGTCCACTGTCTTTAATAATTGAGCAACGCGACGCGCTTCTCTTAACAGCCGTTTCTGCTTCCGGGTCAGCGACGTGCCCTCCTCCATCAGCTTGGTGAAGCTCTCAACCCTCTGCTTGGCCGTCTTGTACTGCTTCTTGGATACAAGATGCTCAATAGTGATGTCGTCACCGCCGTCTTCTGCGCAGCCGATCATGGTGTGGCCGCAATACCAGCAATCGTCGCCGTCTCGCATAAGGAGCCGAGGCGTCATACGTTTGTTCAGTGACTTGGACGGCTGGCGCTTCGGTTCTTTGTATCCGTCCGGACGCGTCACCTTGGGCAGCTTCTTGCCTGCAATAAACGTATCCCAATGGAGCCGGGTATCCTGCGTCCACGTGAGTGCCCCGTTTGTCTTGCGGTACACAATCTGTGTGACCATCTTGAATTTGCCCTTGACGATCTTCGGCACACGGTATCGCAGCACCTCGTATTCGTTTGTAGGTTTGTCCCTCTCGCACCCGCACGCTTCCAGCCACTTCACGAACTCATCACCGCGCTGTTGTAAGGTCTTCGTGATTTTGAGACTGGAGCCGTAAACTTCAGTCATATCGATGTGATATTTGAAGTTCATGCTTTCATAAGTTCCTTCAGATGTGACAGTAGCTGGATCACTCGATCTTCTGCCATATGCTCATATAGCCCGCCCAGCGACGATGGTTCTTTATCAAAGCCGGGTACGAATGTGGACGTCGGTACATCAATAGGAACCGTGTCGGCAAACTGATATAGCATAATCACCGTGTCATCATTGACCGCAATGGTGTGAATTTCGTCGGCTCGACAATAGTAACTTTGACCCGTTTCATATCGCTCTTCTGCCACGCGCTCAAGATCGACTTCTCCAATCCACTCAAATCCATTGCCGTCAAGCAAGGGAGTTCTCCAATCAAACTTTTGATACCTAGTCATATCGTTCGGCAACATGTGACGCCTGACCGGGTGTTGGCTATATCTATAGTGGCCGGACTGACCGGCAAGCACTTGCGTGTGGAATGGGTATCGATGATCGTGGGGGCATATTACTTCTGGAGCGGTTTGCCCACCTCTTTCAAAGAAGTACACTTTAATGGTTAGTTCTTCTGACCTGTGCACGCACAAATAATCCAACCCCTTAGTGTGGAAATTGGAAAAACTATTACGGGCCATCACCTCTATTGGGTCATAAATCATAGGTGCACCGCTCTTTTTGTGGACAAAGGTGCCGCCTGCCTTTTCTTAGCCAAAACCCTGTTCAGCCACGTATCTTCGTCTTCATCAGTTTCAAATTCAAAAAAAAGGATATCATAATCAGTGTCGATTTCATCTTCTCTACCATGATCCCACCAATCATTTGTTGTAAAAGAGTTAATACTAACAATATGTAAGTCTCCAAAACGATTTTTATAACCGTCTCGACAGTGATATCTCGTGGATAATTCTGCTAAAAAAGGAGGTAAACCAACGCCATCATGTGCCCATACCCTAGGGTCTAATGCGCGAATAAATTTCCTACCTACACAGATGACACTGTCAGTCATAGGTGAATTGCCCTTCTTAAGCGCTCTTCTTCAAGCACTGCTGCTTTGCGGTCTCGGTTCATATTATTGGCCTGTTCTTGCATTTGTACTTTCTCTAATGCTCGCTGTTCGGCAAGATCAACACCAGCACGCATGGCTTCGTCCATACTCAGGCTAGTGGAAATACGTCTGAGATCACCACTCAACAATCGAGAATAGAATGTATCATAATCAATTACAGTAACTCCACTGTGTCTCGCCTCAGTAGCCTTGCGGGTGTCTGTCCTAGATGCGACTAAGATGGTACTTGCACCATACGCACTATCCACAATATAATGGCCTTCATTGCGCGCCATGGTTGACCACGTGACACGGTCCATGAATACCCCGTTTAGGTTACCTCTTCCTGTGAAACATATGGCTGCCATTGTTCAATTCCCTTTCGACATGATTACAATAGCGTAGCTGACATTTTATGTCAAGCGAAACAGTGCAACGGGTTGCACGCATCACACTCCTATAATAACGGCTCGTTTGCCTGTCCGATCTTCCGGTGCCCTGCCGTACAGGCGCTCATTCACTCGGCGCTCGACTTCGGCTTCGAGGTTACCTTCCTTGAGAGAATACTCGGCAACCATATTTTCCATGGCTGTCTCCATTTCACTCATCTGTAGTTGTGCAGCGGTCTTCTCCGCCATGGCGTGCATGATCTCATCTTGGCAACGCTGCTTAACTGCGTGCACTTCTGCACGGGCCTCATTCTGTGCCACCGCCGTAGCGGCTTCCATAGCCGTGTCTTCAGCAGCAACCATCTTTCGGTTAGCCATGGCGTTGATCTCATCAAACAACGCACTCCGCTGCGACGCAGCGTCTCCCCATAGTATCGTGTCCAATACCAGCAATACATTCTCGATCTCATAGAAGTTATGGTTCTTCTCATCGCAGTACCGGGTATAAGCATCGTCCTCACGCTCTTCCTTATCCTCTATGTCTTCGTCTTCCATGTTGGACAGGGGGAATTCCATCAGCCCACGCAACCGCTCTAGCGCAGCCTTCATATCAGGCACCCACTTAGCCAATAGTGCTTGATACTCTGAAGGTGACATTATTGCCCCGGTGGTATTTGATAAGTGTACAGTCCGCGATGAACGTGCCTCTTATCTACTCGGTAACCGCCAAAGCGTTCTTTTCGGAGATTGCGTAACTGAGCAGATATGGAAGCGGGCGGGTCTCCGGTAACTTCTGCTATTTGATCCAGCGTGCGCCACTGGCCGTCCAACATGAGGTCTCTAACCCTTCGTATCTGCTCGGTTAAACGCCTAGTTGCATCCGGGTTCATATCTGGCCCACTGAAATCAAGGTTCGGTCGTATTCTTCTGCGGCGTGATCGCGGGTTCACTTGCTCTGGATCATACGTCATTTGAATGTCCTCCCTGTTCGGTTTACCAGCCACTCAGCAACCCGGACAAGCGGGTGCTCTTGCAGCACGTAACCCATGTCTCGTATCGCCAGATGGAACGCCATGGATTGCGAGGCATAGGTATCAGCCACTACCTTGATATTGTCCAACGTCCGGGGCACGCCCCATCTGCGACACATGATCCGGGCAGCGCGCCATTGATGATCACCGCCCCTCACAGCGCGATCGCTCTCTTATTCGTAACAGGTGGGATGTATGGCTCACGTCTGTAATTCGGGTCTCCGGTCGGATCATACTTCTCGACAGCGATCATCCGGGGGATGCCCTCACAATGCTCCGCTGTGGTGGTGCGCTCTTCGCCAGCCGGGTTCATCACGGGGATGCTATTCCGGTCCATCGGATTGAGTGACGTCACTTCGTATATGGTTTCGTCTTGTGGCAGGCTGGGGATCACTTGGTCCAGTGTCACCTTCTCGCCAATGAAGCGTCCGTAGTGTGTGCCGTTCATGATCCGTCTCCGACGTAGGGGCCGTCCGGCTGGTAGTGTGGTTCAGAGCACCACTCATATAGGTCGTTTGTTTGTCGGCAGTCGATCCTGCCTTGCTTGATCATGCCAACGTGGAACGATAGCAGGAATGCAATGCCTACCAGTACCAGTGCTGTATTCAATATGGTGAAGTGTTTTCTCATATGAGTTCTCCCTTTCGACACTCCATATATGCCATAGCCGACATTTTATGTCAAGCAAAAAGCATAAAGGGAGCACCGATTTCTCGACGCCCCCTGCGACCCTTCCGGGTTACTTGTTCGTGGTAGCGATCAACGCAGATCGGTATTGTGGTCTTCACCATCTCTGCGCCCGCGCCCGCCTGAGCCACTTCCACCACTTGGGCGGTTATTGGTTTTCTTCACGCGGGTGTAGATGAAATAGCCGAATGCCACGAGTGCGACGGCTGCGATTGCGTATTCCATGTGCTTGCTCCTGTTATTGGAAACTCATGTCTAGCAGGTCGAGGCCGTCTTGACAATGATTACAGGTTGTACGCTCACCGAATACCTGTTTGGATATAGGCCGCGCAAACTTGTCCCGTTAATAACATATAGCGATCAGGTACGCCGCGAACAGAGCCGAACGTAATGACTTTATCAGGTAGACCACTGGCGACTTCTTTGATCTGATCCGCTGTCATGTCTGGGTGAAGTGCGGATGTGTAATATCGCAGCGTATCATCACACGTTTGGGTGATCCGGATCAGGGCAAGTTCGGAAACCGCCGTGCCATCGGTGTCTTGAGCAACGGCCCACACACCATTGGGGCGTACCATGTCCATTGCCGATTGCGGCTGGACTTCAGTTGCTTCTGCAACCTGCACCATCTCGACCGGATCATCCGGTACGGCCTCCTGTGCTGCAACCGGGTGCACGGCAACGGCCAGTGCGAGAGACGCCATAGCGGCAATTCGAGTAAACATTTTCATGGTAGTGATCCTTCCTACTTTCTTGGTGTGATGGTCAACGTGACCTGATCGCCGACTTCCATGCCACAATCGGCTGGTATCTCCAAGTTCTCATTGGAACCCAAATTCAGGGTGGCAATTCGTTCAGATGTGATGGAGGTGGGCTTACCGTCTGGGAAGCCGTGCTGATACTGCGCTTTCTTGGTGTCTGTGATCTTCACCACGTCCGCATAGATCTCAATGTAATCACCGTCTTGCATTATCACACTCTCTTATACGTGGGAGAGGAAGGCGCGTTTCAAGATGCGTTTCCGGTGCGAGCCTTGCGGCGGCATCCCGTACTTTGTCTCGCGTTGCGGTCCTACCCTGTCCCTTGTCTCTGTCTTTATAAATACAATAGCGCAACCCACATTTTATGTCAAGAGGTATTGCAACCCGTTGCACCGAATTATGTAGGTCGGGGGGCAGCGGGGAAAGCTGTAGTTCCCGTCTCGCTTGCACACTCGGCTGATCAAGACGCCTACCCCCTAAACTCATATATTTCTCTTCGCTTCCAGCTTCGCAATCGCCACACGTGCTTCAGGTGGCGGGTTCTCGATCTCTTCCATGCCGTGTATTGCAGCTTCTGCCCCGGACGGGAAAAGCTCAATAGGACTGACGTAGTTGAAGGTCTCCGGATCAACCCGGTTAAAGCGCAGCGCTGCTAGATGATTGGTATCGTGACAGCCCACCCACCCGGCGCATAGGTGCCCGTCATTCTGGTGACAGTAGAATAGCGCGTGTGCTCCCTTAATGATCTGGTCCATCGTCTCACCATCATACTGCGGTAGCTTCAGGTACTCATGCGCATCCCATATGCCGGACGGCACATCAGTGCGATAAGGGCAAGTGCCGCACGGCACCTTGCTCGGACAGGGTAGTTCTTCACTCATGCTTCAGTATCTCGAACACGGAACTCGCGTGCGGTTCCTTCGTCCTGCTCTTCCTCGATCCGACACGCCGCTGCGTCGCCTTCTTCGTGGAACGAATAAATCATTTCCCACTCGTTCTTATACGGCTTGGGCGGCGCAACGCGAAAGCGGCGCTCGACTACAAATCTGAGATGCTGTTCGGTCATTGTTCATTTTCCCTTTCGACACTCAATCAATAGCGTGGCTAAGATTTTATGTCAAGAGAATAGTGCAACGGGTTGCACCAAAATCATAAGACATCCAGTACGTCTCTCATGATCCAAACCGACTGTGGTTCACCTGCCAGCGCTAATAGATACGTTATGCCGAATGCAGCACAGCCTGCGACCGCGTACACTACCAGTGACCACAGCAACCCGCTGCGCACTCCTTTGAAAAACTTGCGTCCCTCCGGTGTCATAACGTGATTGCCCTCTTCACCCGACCTAGCTTGTGCATACTCTTATACTTGCGACGCTCTGCCCGGTTCATATTCTCCATCTTGCGACGGTGCTCTCGAAGCTCTTCGTACTCCTGTGCGTCCAATGTCCGCTGCGCAGTCTGTGCCGCCGCCCTATCGGATGCGTTCAGATCAATCTCCATGTCAGGTAGATCGATGTGTGCCTGTGTCGTGTCCGGTTGGATCACCAAACTATCCTCACGCATAACATAGGCCAGCAAGACTTGCCGGATGGCTATAGTGATTGGCTCCCCGTCATCCTCCACTGATCTCCGATAACTGATCAAGCCGTCTTCATCGGGTTCGGGTACAGTGGTGTCCAGCCAGATGGATGTCATGTGACCGTCACGTGAGTTCCTGCATCCGATGATCAACCGGGCGCCTACTTTCGCATTGCGAAGCGTTATATTGATTATGCGCGTTGCCATCTGCTTACCAGAATACCCACCATGTCCAATTGCCTTTGACAACAATACCAACCGCTATCACCAATACAATGATCCCTGCAATAAACCACGCGCACCCTATGTTGCTTGTCCTGTCGCTCTCGGCGTTCGGAGCGGGCGTAATGTAACTGGTCATGGAAACCAGCAATGCAATCTCACACCATATCAACGCACCTACCACTACCATGCCTAGCACCGCCAATATGTAACCGGCTACTGTCATCATCATCATCTCCATGTCGCATACTCCCTTTCTGGTTAAATTCCTGTTTCCACTCCTACTGGCTCATATCTCTCTATGCTAGTCCCGTGTGTTTCCCCCGGTAAACTGCGGGTATGCGCCCCTATTAGTTTCCGTGAGCCTTTTGATCATAATACAGCGCGTCGCGTATTTCCTCTATGCCCTCGGCATCCTCTGTGTTCCTGAATGCGCCCTCTTTGTTGATCTCATCGAAATCGACTTGGATGCGCTCATGTAGTATTGCCAGCATCTGATCACTAAGTTGGTGATTGGACCCTGTTTTATAGAGGATGCCGTCATCTACTGCCTGCTGGTTCATTGTGACTTCACACATCAACCTAGGCACCGTGCGCTGTGGGTCTTCTTGCCAATTAACCCCTACTGTGATTGTGGGCAATCCGTCCCCTTGCTTCCGGCCATATGTGAACCGCGTGTTCTCCATGGTGATACGCTTCATCGTTTCATCCTCTCTGCCCTCAATGCGTAGACAACGGGTTCCGGTATGCGTCCGCGCTGGCCACGATGTCTCCGTTACCGTGTAACGTCCCGTCTGGGTCTTCTATTGCAACTGTGACTGAAGCGGCGGCGCGCTTCCCTGCCTCTGTGATCTCTTCTGACGTGCGACCGCAACCGATGCACACGTTCTTCTCTAGCCTGCATACACCGATGCACCTGATTGTGTCGTTTGTCATGTCGCGTATACCTCAAAAACGGTGCAATCATTGACGGCTTGCATAAGTCTACTCACGAGGCTTCGGAGACACGGCTCCCTGCTGACATGTGCTTCCTTGCAAAACCACTTCTCGCTTGCAGGCCAGTAATTAACAACGACAGGCGTGTCTCGATATAAAATACGTAATTGAATGTGCCATCCCTTATTAGACACCCTCCATAATATCTGGGGATTTACACGCATAAAACGCCGAATACGCTCCGTGCCAATGCGATTGTTTTCGTACCGCCTCATTATTGATGTGTTTGTTCTTCCCATCAAAAGTATTCTTTGTCTTCTAGACACACATGTGGATCAATGCGCTGTCCGCACTTACAGATATACTCCAGTGCAACGGGTTGCAGCGAATGGTCAGCTTCCAATGCAACTTCTCCGAGCACGATGTGCTTCCCATTACCTGCGAAGTAATAGTCAGCAGCCCACTGTTCTTCACCCGTTCCAGCATATGCGTCGCGGATGCGTTGCTCTACTTCCTGCCATGCAAGCCGGGAAACCTTCAGGATCGTGTAGGTGCAGCTCATATCATCAATTCCCTTATACGGTTCTGCAAGACATGCTGTTCACCTCCACATTTTTTGATGTAATCAAACTGATCTAGAGCGCGCTGTAGGTTTCCAGAAAGTATTCGTTCAGCCAAACACTTACAACTAAAACCATTATGCTTAGATACGATAGGATCACCTTCGTGATAAAGAGTGTGAGTATCCTTCTCTTCATGCCACCTTATGGCAAAGCCACCCACGTCAAAAGTAAGCAAAGAATTGGAGCTATTAGGAAGAATGGAACGTGTGCCTCTATGCAACTGATTGCTCATTATTTTGTCCCTCTCGTTTTGTGACGGAATTTCTTCCCTCTGTTATGTGGTCCTAGCAACCCGGGACCGCGCAAGCCGGACATGCCACCTGCTTTAGGACATGCGATCCTACACTCCATGCGTTGACGTATCTCTGTGCACTGGCATCCGTCTGTGATCATATCCTTGTTGCCCGCTTTCTTATTGGAGTGGCCGGGGGAGGCAACGGCGCAGGTTGATCTTTGACGCGTACTTGATCTTTGGCTTCTTCAAGTGCCTCAAAATATGCGCGACAAGCTATATCGCTAGCCCACTCCTCCAATTCTCGCTCTGAAGGTCCGATCCGTATCAATCCAAACAGATAACGCTTTGGCTTAGGCACGCTCATCCGCTCTGAGTGGGTTAGCCAGTCAAGCAAGTTCCCTCCGGCTGCGCGAAAGGTCTGGATCATACGCTCGATCTTATCTTCAGCGCTATCATCAGCCATTTCTAGTTCCATCTTTCAACGCAGTATGTTCTTCCAGAATGTGTACTGATTGGTTCAACGCCTGTAGTTCATCATAGCAGAAGCCACCTGCTGATTTTGGATCATATGCGTTCTTACCGTTGACTAACCAGTTCATTGTCATGAGCACAGTATCATACGCGATTGGAGGGCCGTGGGGTTCATGCTGCATTGTTGCGCGGTATAGATTATCTCTTGGCACACCGCGCAACCACGCACCTAGGCAAACAGACCACCATATAATTTTAGCCGAAAACCCTTTGGGTGGCATCAATTCTTTACAGACCACAAACGCAGCGAGGTACGGATAAAGCTCAGTTGGTAAGAGATCGATACGGTTTCGCAAAGAAATCAGGTCAGATTTATTCGTGTAATCAATACTAGGCGTCATCTCGTTCTCCCCGCACGTTCAAACGTGTCTTCAATAATGTCAATCATCTCCGCGTGACCAAGCGCACCATCTCGATCAAACCCATTGTCGGGGTCGTGTCCTATCCGGCAAAGGACGCGGGGCTGTAATCGTTCGTCTGTCACGGTCTTCTGCATGAAGGTGATAGTGGGTTCATTAGTTAGCGTCTCATGGAACTCACCGGGGCGCATAATGTACTGAGCACCGCTGCGCTTCAACACCATATTAAATAGAAACGGAATGCATGTCTTATCCCTATGAGCTATCAGCTTGGTGTCTTCGGAGCCGGGACGGCTCGGTTCAAACGTGCAAGCAAAATGCGTGGCGCGGTGATCTTCACTTACTGGTTGAAATTTGTACCATACATTGACCAGCGATCCGAATACCACTGTGCTCTTGAAACCGAACCTATGATCATGGATCGGTGTTGGCTCTATCTGGCGTGGCACGCCCGGATGACCAAATATGTGAATGCGCTCACCCTTTCCCACGTCGGCTTGGATAAAGCCGTTACCGTGGATGCGGATGTTCTTGGCGTGCTCTCGCACCCAGTTGAGGTCAATGTGGTCTGTCATTGCGGTAGCGCACTCCCTACCGGCTTAGATGCCTGCTTGGCGCGTATCTTTTCCACGATCTCGTGTGCTTCGATCCGCTCGACTTCAGTCTCTCCGGCCTGTGCCATGGATATGTCATTTGGTGTGCAGAGTGCAGCTAGAGTGACCAATACACCACCTACTTCCTGTGGCGGGTCACCAACATCTCTACCATAAACGTAATCGACCAAAGCAAGTACACGTTCTTTTGGCATTCCGAGAGACTGGACAAGCTCAAGTGCTTCTTCCGTGAAGCGATCATTCCGCTCCATCTTGTCGGCTGCGATCTCCGCGCCAAAGCATTTCTGCATCCATCGCGCCACTCTCTGCTGGAAATTATCGATCATACGGCCTCTCCTGTTGCAACGCGTTGCACCACGCCTTCGGCATAGCAGAAACGCTGTTCACCTCCTCGAATAAAGTAGGAAAATTCTCCATCTCCTTGAGCGACATATGTTAAATCCTGTTGGATTTGGGTTATCTCCGCCTTTGAAAATATACTCATCTGGTTGTCATGCTTGTCGTGGTGACAGCCGACTTTCAGAGAACCGTCGTTCATGGAGTGTACTCTAAAATACACACCTAATAACTTGTCGTGTACGTCGTACCCCTCCATCCAAATAGATGCCCCCTTACGCAAGCGCTTACCTGTCTTCGTATCTCTGAAAGTTAGTTTGGTCATTTCTTCTCCGATATGTGCGTGATGTTGCTGGTGTGAATGTCATGGTTGACTATGTTCCGTGCACATGTGGAGCCATTTATCCCCACTCTTATACACACGCCATTTCTCAGCTTTCATGTCAACCAACGCGTCATGGAAATTTTTGTGCTCGGTTTCACAAACATCGGAACACCCAGATGCATGGTCACACAAGAATGAGATGGGGCCGTTATAGTACTCCCGTTCAATCGTCATGGCATGTCCTTGTCGTGGCGGAATTCTTCAATTGTCTCTAGTTGACGGCTCATAGCCTTTTCCTCTCTACTGTGCACACAGTGCCATAGCACCAATTTTATGTCAAGAGGAAAAACTACCGGCCCCACCTGTACTCAGTCACTTCATCTCCAAAGCTGGTACGGTGTACCCAAAACTTCCCTTTACCGTCCGGGCGGCTCATCCGGATCAAACCAAGCCTGCGTAGATCATAACGCAATTTGCCCTTACCAGTCTTCTTTCCCATACGTGCTCGATCTCGTGCGTCTGCATCGTGCCGAGACGGTATCTCCTGAAGGTGTGCCCACTGCGCAGCATTCAGTTCATCTGCGGTCTGTTTCACATAACTACTTACGGCCATAGTGTTGGTTCCAACTCATAAGGTAAATATAGTGGGTGCTCTGGCCATCCATTAGGTGACACGCGAATGGCATGAAACTGAGCCTCTGCCTGTTTCGCCATCTCCGTTACGTGCTCGATCCGAGCAATGATAGCGCGCTGAACTGCGGCCTTACCTTTTGGTGTTCCCCATGCGGCGATTAATATGCCATTATTCTCTTTGACGATCTTAAACGCCTGTCTTAGCGCATAATCTGCCCAACGGCACGTCAACCCCTCCGAGGTCAGGTCTTTAGCATCCGTAGCGCAGCGGGTTACCACATTGGTGAATATCATATCAGTGTAACCCCATCGCTCTGCAAAGCCCTGCCCTTTTCGGGAGGTTGCATCATCGTCGTCTGCGTTAGCTGTGCTTGGGTTGTGTAGTACAAATACCGACGGTTTGAAACCAATCGGTTTGATCGCGACGCGACGGCGTAACCACAGTCTGTGGTCACCAGTAAATATCGCGTCCTTATTCGTATCAAACAAAATCAGTCTCCCTGTAGTGCTTCACTTAGCAAGGGACGTATTTTATGTCAAGAAACGCCCGCCACACTCAGGGAGAAGCGCGACGGGCGTCCATGTAGGTTGGGGGGCTTGTCCAACCCGGAGCCATTTACAAGTAGCTTACGCTCAATGTCAACGGTGCAACGGGTTGCACATGCCTGTATTATGCTTGGTTCTCGATAGACCAGTTGATAGCATCGGTCTCACCACCTTCATCATCCGCAATTTTGAACGTGCCTGTCCATGTCTGCGCAACGGCGGTAGCATTAGACGTGATAACGCCTGTAGCTTTCGTCAGCGTAAATTTCTTGGTTCCAATAAAGAAGTCCTGCGTCAGATTATCATTCGAGTAATCAACCGCATCCCCGTTAAATTCGCTGACACGCAAGACATCACTATCCGCGTCGGCACCCGCTGCCACAGTGATAAAGTTCACTGAGATAGGTGTGTTGTTAGCGAATTGCTGTACTGGAATATCTGATCCAGTTGGATCGACATTGGCTGTTGCCCAATCATCATCGATCTGGTTCGGGCCTTCGTAGGTGTCGTTGGCCGTGCCCTTATCTTGTGCGAACTCAGTGAGCGTAGCATCAATATCAGCGGCGGTAGCGAAACGAGGATGCGACGCCTTGACAGCGGACAGCGCATCAACTGCTTCTGCCCGTGCAGCTACAATCTCTGCATCCCATGATGCGACTGAACCTGCCACGTCTGCGTCACTGGCCTGATCCGCGCCAAGCAAAGCCGCTTCAAGGCGTGCAAGAGCGATTGCCGCTAGTGCCGTTGCCGAAGTGGACGCCATCGCAGGGAAGCTGTTGGCCGCATCTGCAAGAGGTGCCAATTTGGGAAGGTTATGGTCGATGGCAAAGTGCCGATTGAGGTAGTGTGCTGGAACCTGTTGGTTGCCGGGAACGATATTCATTGGATGTCTCCACGATCTTGTTTCAGAGACATCCTCGCTATCACCCTAAATAAGCAAGTGCAAGTATATCTTAGATTTGTTGTCAACGCCTCCTACGGCTCTGAGGACGGTCGATAGATTGCTTGCGCTCACGCTCCCTTGGCCGCACCTTCTTACGGCGTAGCGGTGACGTGCTATCTCCTTCACCTCCTCGGACAACCTGCATGTTGTTTCTGATCTCGCGAGACAGCAAGGCACCTTGTACGGCCCCGGCAAGGGCGTCAGCAATATCCTTGGTTCCACGGGGCGGGTGATCCACTTTGTTACGCTGCTGATACCATTCAACTGTTGCTAGTTCCAGCCGCAAGCCCTCGCAATCGCCTTGGATGTCGAGACGATCCTGATAGATCATATCCCTCAAATCCTCGTATGGAACCGGGGTACGGTCCACACTAATGACTTCCGAATGGATGCCTGCCTTGCGTACTTGTTGAATTGTTTCGCTCGATGCAAAACCATCGAACGTCACTGATTTCAAGTTCACCCCGTGCTGTAAGAGAGACAGCAAGAAACCCCTTACCTCTGCAATATCTATTTCATGCACTGCATTTGGCTTGATGCCGATACCTGCCACCACGGTCAACTGTGGCACCTTCTCATATACATTGCCCTCACTACCTTCCAATTCCTTCAGTACCATACCCTCAAATCGTACAAGACAAATACCACATTTATCTCCGCTCTTGGATAAATCGGCATGAGCGAAGTGTGGTCGATCAAGCACGTTCTGCGGTGGAAACATGTCTAGCTCCCATTCTGGCATACCGTCCGTAGCAAGCTCGTATTCGTCTTGTTTGGTAAGCATAGGCACCTCCCGGTCGATCCCGCGTTGCATCGCTTTTGTGATCTTGTTTCTACGTCTGAAGAATGGCGTGATCGCATCAGTGGCGACGCCCACTACATCTCGCAGTGCCGCGTCAGGGTCTTTCAAAAAGTCTGGTTTGTACGGCATCGGTATAGACAGAATTTCACCGTCATCTGGGAAGTGAATACCTCGCTCATCTCCCTCCTCTAGCACCCGTGTCAGATACTCATCTGTACCTACCAAAATATCAAACGTGTCGTAATTACCGTCGGAAAAACGAGGGTTCACTTCATACTGCTTATGACGGAATGACAGATGATTTGGCTCATAATCTCTGTTGGCTCTAGTCTCAACAGCGGCAATCGTATCCATCTCATCGATCTTACGATCTAAGAAGTCCATCCGGTAACGTGTCGATGATACCGTGCAGATGTTACCAATAGACATACCACGGGTTGTGTAAGAGCGCTTCCTACGACGTGAGATATTTGAGTAAATGATCTCAGCTTGATCGAAGTGACCGCCAAGGCCCTGCGGACCTGCTACTGTCTTTGAGTTTTCCACAATCTGCATGAAGTTGACCTCATCCAAAATCGCGCCTGCCACAGCTTGACCTAGAATTGTTTGCAAGCTCGCTGCTGCCGGGATGATGTGGACGTTGTTCGACAACTCCAGAACACTTTCCTTACGCTCATTCCACTGGCACCACTTACGAACATAAGGCATGTTCAAAAACATCGCCCGAAACGGCTCGTAGAGCACTCTCTTCGTCACTGTTGGGTTTACACTCTGAAGCATGAATACCATGGGCGTCATTGGTGTTAGTCCGAACAACTTCTGTGGCACATCAAAGCACGTAGAGAGATACACCTGATATGCGATACTGGCTGTGGATAAGTGAGACTTACCTGTACCTGTAGCGCCCCCTAGCAACACCTCGTGAATGGGTGTCTCCCCTGCCAGAACATCTGGGTTCATCCTGCGTAGGTCATCTCTCAACGTGTGCCAGATAGCAAAGTCCACGCCAGCCAAAAACTCTTCGCTATCCACGAACTCGTCTATGGTAACAGGAACCTTATTCATGCGCGATATAGCGTTAAAGAAATCCGGATTGTTGTGGTCGATTATTTGCTCAGCCGCATTGCGAAATATCTCGCCAGTCCGATGCATACCGGATGCCAACGCATGCTTATACGCCCGCTCCGCTGCGACTTTCTTGTCCCTCAGAGGGTCGATACGGGTCACGCGACATCCTCTTCCTCTAATATGCGCTCATCCGACCGGATCGACTTACGCGTGGTTTCCGGGTCGAAATCGCCTTGTAGGAAACTAGTAGCCAATTGCTTCAGAGCATCGGCCTCGCCTTTACCTTCTTCGTTGTACGTGATGGCAGGTCGCATAGGTGCATTATCAAAGAAGCCCCCAAGCTGCATCATTTTGGTGATTTCGCTGGTAGCTTTCATAGCAACCTCAACACCGCGCATCCTACGTGACCACTCCATAGCCTTGGCAGATGCAGCCTCTCTCCAACCTGCGGCCTGTGCTTCTCTATACTGTGTTACTTGCACGCCGATGCCATATGCGGGGTCAAGTCCTTTGATGTACTCTCTTTCGCGATCTCGCAACTCAGCTTTCCAGCGTTTGATCGTACTGAGACTAACGCCAAGCCTAATAGCGCATAAGTCGTTCGGCATGTTGGTGAGTACAAGCTGCTGTAGTGTATCTAAAGCAAACTCATGTGCCGCACCCCATCCGGATGTATCTTCGAGCGTCTTTATCCGGCTCACAAAGTCTGTGGCGGATGTGGTGCCGATCAAGCTATCTTCGATGAGTTCGTAAAGTGGCTCAGCAGTCACATGCTCCTGCGCAGCCATTACCTTCTGGGTAGCCACCTTGGCCTTCTTTGGTTTGGGTGATCCTTTCGGGCGACCTACTTTCTTCTTCGCCGTTGGCTTAGAAGGTGGGTCTTCTTTCTTCTCTGATTTACGAACGAACGCCATTTGCCACCGTCCGACTAACTGGCAGTGTCAGGTATCTTCGGCCCTCGGTCTTTCGGACCCCATGCGCGACTGTACTTGTGCTCGTCAATCTTCATCTTGGTGAAGACGCTCTCCTGAAGCAATAACTCAATCTCAGCGCGGTCGGCACCAAGTTCTTTCATCAACTGTTCGATGGGAATATCATGGTCCTCTACCAATGAAGTCACAAGGTCGTGCATTCTAGCGGAAACATGAGTACCCTTGGCGCGGTTGATCCTAACGGTCAACATCTTGCGCTCAGCTTCATCAATATCCATGACAGCGCAAGGCACCTTTGTGCCAAACGCTTCTTGAATTTCCGTATCTGTCTTGGTCAATGTGCAACGGTGAAAGCCATCGATAATCGTGTACTGATCTGGTTGATCAGGATGAGGCACCACGAGTACAGGCTGTATCCAACCCTGCTTCAGCATAGACAGCTTCAGCAACCTAAACTCAGGCCCAATAACGACGTTGGGATTATAGTCATTGGCGTTCAATTGATCGACATCAATCCACTGAATACCGTCGATAGGGTGCTTCATATCATCCGTCCTAATCTGCTGTGCAACCCGTTGCATGGGTCCACTGCTGCTGAACACTTCTGTCCGTGTAGCTCATATTTTATGGTCAGGTCAACCTCTATGCCACACTCGCCCTGTCTTTATTGCCTACACAAGAGATCGACTTACACCATAATCATTCGCAACCACTCTATCTACCCTACCATCTACTTTGATAGTATCGGCTTGTTTCTGTGTTAAAATAGAATTTCCATTCTTCTCGCCTATGTTACGACGTCCCCGTTTTCCTTGATCATCCATATTGTCTTGGTGTGTTCCGGACAGAAGGTGCATGGGATTACAACATCAACCCCCGTCCCAGACATGAGGGTATCGATGATCCGCCTTTACACCTGCCTCTGGTGTCTTTGTCATATACATCCGCTGTAACCACCGATGGTCCCCGGTAGAAAAATCAGGGGTAAATCCAACCCTCCCATGAGCAGCTTTTCTGTTATTGATCACCATACATTGACCGGGTTGCAACTCTACTTCGATGCTCCGCTGAGAGACCCAATCACGTAGCCATAAAAGCGCCTCTTTCGCACGTTCTTCAGTTGCGTACATCTCAGCTAAATCAACCCGGAATAGGGGATCACCTTGATTGTACTCTATGATTGGTTTCCAGAACGTCTTATCGTGTCCAAAGCTCTCTCCGATGCGAATGCCAAACTTAGGCTGCGTCAACATAAAGCACACACCATCAGGTGCCTCGCTTATCACGTCCTCCAACAGTACGTAGCTGGTACGACCCTTCTCATGGTTCTTCAACGGTATCAGCGCGATGGTATCAGGTGGTGTTTCATGGTGTGGTGCTTCTATATGAAAATCAAACAGGTCCGATCCCCTGTTGGAGTTAGACGCTTCACAACCGGGAACCGGACTAATCTGATGTATCAACTCCCCGTCTTTCTCATTGTGAAAAGCAACCGGACACTGATCTAGTATGGCAGCTACTGCGTTCAGAACAGCCTCACTTATATTAGCGGGCTTGGTAACCCTTTTGCCATCCATTGGAGACGCGGGCAAGCATGTGTCCACAGGCAAATCGGTAAGAATAGCTACACCTTTGGAAACACACTCAACAAAGCCGTGCGGATCATCGAGACCTACCCACAGCAAATCAGCTAATTCCTCACTGCGTCGCCCACCGGGGCGATAAGGGTCCGACGCTCTGGCCACATCTAATAACTGGTCTCGATACGCGCCGTTCCAACTGAAATAAATACTACTCGCCATGCGTCGCCTCAGCTGCGTCTGCTTCAGCTTCACGCTCATACCGAATCATGTCGTGGTCTGGGTTGCTGTGCACTTGGATGCCTTTGAGATAATCGCCCTTCACAATTTTCTTGAACACATGCAGAATTGGGTAACCGTAACAGTATCCCGGATCGGCATACTTGCCTTTGCGCATATTGTTCTGCTTCCCTTTATATGTGGTCTCCACAATCTTCTTCGCCCTCGCCACGTTGGCAGGTTCTTCAATGGTGTCATCAATATACGCCATGATCCCTTCAAAGCTCTTGGGGTATCGATTAATGATGCCGTAGCGATCAAAGTCCTTCCAATAACGCTCGTGCGTAGCAACGCCGGGAAACACGGCACATAGCTGCTCAAAAAACTTGGGATACATCTGACGTAACCGTGACAGGTACGCGTAAGCCTGATCATGGAGAGGCGTGCTTACTCGCAAATGACTATTGGCTGTGCCGGACAGCATCTGGCGATCATATATCTTGCAATACTTGATCTCACGCTCCCAAAAGAACCTGAAAATATCTTCCGTGCTCCAATCATAAATAGGTTTGATGAAGCTGGTGTCTTTTGCGCCCCCTGCATCTCCAGCGATGTAGTTATACGCGTTCTTGGTGAGGTTACATGACCGGAACCGTAGCAAACTTTCTTGTGCTCGAATGCCGTTGAACATCCCGATCTTACCTGTCCATCCGAGCCGGATATTGATCAATGCCTGCATTTCCGTTTGGATCATGGGCTTCCCTTCCGGGTGCACATCGGTGATGGCGAAGTCTGGCTTCTGTCTTACCCAGTTATCCCGGCGCTCTTCATCCCACTGGATGTAACTGTGGTGTTTGCCGAGCAAAAAGAATTGGTTGATCATAGGCACCGCAAAGAAGTGTAGCGTCCACTTATCCGGCTCATCACGTAACTCAGTCACCTTATCGATGACCTCTCCCGGTATAAGCTCTTCGTCTCTGAATACGACATCCAGCGGGAAGTTCCAGCCCATCTCATCCATCACCTCACGCACAAGGTAAAGTACAACATGACTATCTTTGCCTCCAGAATAAGAGACAGCGCACCTGTCATAGCTTAGTAGACAATGGCGAATGCGCTTCTTAGCTTCAGTCAGCACGTCGCTATCTACGTAGTGAACGCGGGTGTCTGAAAAAATGTGTGGCCGATCCTGCGGTGGTATTTCGCGCTCGGTCTCTGTGCTAAGTGGTTGCCCCATCATTAATCTCCCTGCTGACCGTGCCACCGTCTTCTATGAACTTGGCGATGCGTGCGCTTATCGACGGTTCCGTTGGGTATTTGCCTCTTAGCACCCCTAATAACTCGACAAATCGTGTGTAATTAGTGTCGTTTGAAAACTGTAAATTGGTTCGATGGATCGTGGGAACGAAACCCGTCCACGCTGCCTTGTTCTGACCATGCGCGTCAAATCCCACTTCCGACGCCTCCCCGGTTGGTGTAGCATTATCGCCGTTGACGATGCCGGTGGAACCACCTGCTCGTGGCAAAAATAAAGCATCCTCCTCACTAAAGCCAAGAGACGTGTAATCGTCTCGCCCTACTCCAATGCGGTCAAACTCGTCAGATACAGCCGACAAGTCCATCGGTGTCATTTGCTGAATTTGATTGTGGGCAATGCCGTAACCCCTGCGCTTTGCCTCATCCAATTGAAGCACGATGACAGGCACCGTCTCTATGTTTAATTCTTCCGCTGCGGAAAGCCTACCATGGCCCTCCACGATCATGAATGCACCGTCTTCATCTGGGTGATCCACAACGCCAAGCGGGTCCAAAAACCCGAACCGCGTGATGGACGCCTTAATCTGTGCGAGGTTCACTTCGTTATGGCGTTTCACGTTATCAGGGTCAGGCAAGACAGTAGATGTAGCGACGTGCTGAATATCAAGCTGCTTCATGTTCGACCTCCTCATCCGCGATGCCTGCTTGATGATCGAGGGAAATCGTACCGGGCACCATCAAACAAAGCTGTTCCCATATCTCAGGGTGGTCTCGTTGGATCATTGCCATAAACACTTCGCCGCTGCCCATCGCTTTGTCCGCTCCGCGTTCATCTTCGTCGGCTAAGAACTGCTTGAACAATTCCTTTTGCTCTTTGTCTTCCCAGATGACCTCGTAACTCAGCGCACCGCTATCCGCAGCGCGACTTTCACCCTCTTCTTCTGGATCAGCTTCACCGAAATTCTGGAAAAGATTACCTACGATTGCGTCATTGAAACCCATGTCTTCATAAGAAATCCCATCCTCTCCCACCACGTCTTGCAAAGCGGAAAACAGGGCAGCAAAATCAAACTGACTAGTCAATGCAATTTTGTTGTGTGCGATGCGATAGAGATCGTACTGATCTTCAGTCAGGCCCTCTATAACCATAACTGGTACAGCTTCTATCCCTAAGTTCTGCGCTGCTTGATGACGCCCGTGGCCTTCAATGATAACCATACCCGTAGTAACAGCAATTGGATCGTTAAACCCGAAACGCTCGATGGAGCGCATTATAGCACTCACATCTTCATCATTGTGGTGCTTCGAGTTGGTGTCATACGGCAAGAGATCGCCTGTATTTTTCCGTTCTAATCGTAGTTTCATGGTCTGCTGCTTCCTATGCTGCTGACTTACTGTTCGCTACTTACTATCTCGAAGACCTTTTCATTGCAACCCGTTGCACCTGCAAAAGCGTATATTTTATGTCACGCTCTCTTGCGCTTTGGTGGGTTAATGAATCGAGAAGGTAGGATGCCCTTTGGCTTACTGACTTCAGGAAAGCCCCAAAAGAAACGGATAGGGTCTCGTAGATCACGCGACAGAAATAAGTCTCGGCTGATGCCTGCTTCTGTAGCGAACGCTTCCCAAAACTCTCCATCTTTAGGCAACCCTACCGGATAAACCTCATCATATGATCGATACATTTTGACAGGCGACATCACCAACATAGTCCACCAAGCACCGTGTTTGTAATTCCGTGCCACAAAGTCAAACCACGAACGCGGGTCCACAAAACGGGCATGAAGCAAGCGATGTGCTAGTTTGGACACGGGCAACCATTCTGTAGACTTTTCAATGGAATAGTCTTCTAGATGGGTGAACATATAACCAGCACCCTTCGGATCGTCAGGTCGAGTGTACCCCGTAATGGAGCACACTGTTGGGTTGTTACCTCGCTGGTAGCGCTCCACTCGTTGGGGTTGGTTCACCCCATTTCGCGCTTGGGGACTGAAGCCGTTGTACCAGCGGTCCTTACTCACCTTACGCCCTGCGGCGATGTAATCGTTAAGCCCCTGCATCTTCATTATGCGCGCTCCAAAATGACAGCGGCGTCTTCAGACTTCTTGGAGCGGAACGTCTCTTTCCAGAGCGGGCCGATAGCTTCGATCTCAATGTCTGTGTTATAAATCGGGTGTGCCAGCCGGTTCCTATACGGTCCGTAGAGACGGCCTTCGAGCACTATGTACTCAATACCTGCATCGGCGGCGGCTTTGCCAAAAGCATGTCCAGCAGGTAGCCAAATATCGCGACCTGTCTCCATGTGAACAGCGGCTTTGCCAAACGTAGTGGCAAAAAGCTCGGACAAAACACGACGACAAAGGAACGTATTGATCCCTTGGCTTACCCAGTCACGACACATAACCGCAAATTCTTCGGTACGTACATCGAGCTTAGCTGTTTGGAGAGTAACCCCATCTGTGCGGACAAATTGGTTATAGGCGTCCACCGCCTTCTGGTTCATTTCCAACCCAATGACAGGCCCCCACCCCATTTTCCGGGCACGGATCGATAACATCCCGTGACATGCGCCGAAATCGATAGCACCTCCGCGCTTGTCTTTAGGTACTTGCTCCATGGCAATACCCATTTGCTTATGGATGTTGGGGAGTTTTCCTTCATCCAGATATTTTTGGATGTGTTTGAAATGTCCGTAGATTGCGCCACCGTCTAATTTAGTGGGGTTCGGGTTTGTGTTTGCAGTTGTCATGAAAGTCCTTTCAGCCCTGAATTTCTATGAATTATAATACCGTACCTCTGATTTGTTGTCAACGATCTAGACTACGTTTCCGCGTACAATTCTCGGTCATTCGCTGTCTTTACTGTGTGGCAGGGTGGGCATCGAGTTGCCATGTTTTTCAGTGTCCATAGCTCATGCGGGTTACCTTGTTTTGGAGCCTCGGATAACGGGATAATGTGATCTAATTCCCACCGCCCTAAAGCTAACGGCTTCAACCCCGGTTTGCCATAATCAACCGGGTTCAATATCTCTTCTATAATGCGACGAACTTGATCACTAGATTGACCACCCGGTGAACAATCCATACCACAATCAGCGCAGATACCCCGATCCCTTACGAATACAAATCGACGGGCAACCTGCGGATTATTCATAATAGACCATTTAAGAGAGCACTCTGAATGCCAGAACGCTCCCTTATTGATCTTACCTTGCCGGTCGATGATACGATCACCACAAAACTTGCAGTGACCACGCTTTGGCTTGAGCATAAAGCGTGGCCGAGGCGGTATTCGGTGTCGCCCCTTCCTACGCATTACTTCTCCTCGTTGAACTCCACGGGGCAAGCACCGCCGTCGCAATCAATATGGACTTTGTTGATGTCCTCGCTGATGTCACCTGATTTTGAGATGGCTCGTGCAATACCCTCAAACTCCGCTTTAGATACTGATTGCTCAGGGAGATATTCGTATGCCCCCATATCGTCAACCTGCGGCATGACACTCACACAGCGCACCTCTGGTTGGTGATGTGCGATAGTCCGGGCAAACTCTTCGTAGGGCGTATCACTCGGCTTGTACTTGAGTGTGTAACTGATCTGGTTGCCATACGGCTCTAGCGTTTTCATGTCCGCTTGGAAACTGGCCGGATCGTGGCCTTCCAGCCAAAACGCCTCACCTAGTTTTAGCCATAAGAATTGCTGGTCCATGCTGGCCTCGCCAGCGGTTACGATGTGCTCTTCAATACCTTCAAGTTCGGTGATTGTTGGTATAGTTGGGAAGCCAACAATGGTGTGGCCTTTGTACTCTTTCAATTCACGTACCGGATAACCGAGTTCGCGATAAGTATCCACCAATGAGTCACCGTTGCGATACTGAACCCACCTCATGTAACGCTTCATTGCGGGCAAGTGCCAGCCTTCAGTCAATCCAAACAACTTAGACACTGATCCAGATGGTTTAATGGTCGTGACCGTGTGTGGAGGCTCTACGCCAAGCTCATCTGCGTAATGACGGCTCTCTAAATAGGACGCCCGTGACAGCTTGCCGAGACAGTTCCAAAACGCTGCGGCCCGGACGCAGGGATTATCGTGATTTGCACCGGGGCAATAGCTGTCATCCTTGCCTTGATACTCTTCTATCCATACCTCAAAGTCAGGATGGATAAGGTGATTAAAACCGATGTTGAAAAACTTCCACGCAAACTCATGCACACCAGTCAATCCTACGCCAATGCGGTTCGTTCTGGCTACCTCTGCGTTATACAGGCTGTCCATGAGATTGACCCGTATCAAAGCGCGTGTCGTGGATCGTATGGCATCCTCTGCCTGCTCCAGCGTATCTGCGTGGAACGGAACGACGTCCGCAATGACGCAAAAACCTCCTAGAACAAACAGGGCGATCTCGCCGCATGGATTTGTGATATATCCATTTGGTTTCTTGCGAACGGCTTTCGCGAGCCTCTGAAGATATATGCGTGTCTCGTCTTTGGTGGTGTACCGCTTCGACCGCACGTAGTCACCGGAACGGTACGCCCCTTCATCTGTGCCAGCACGATTGTCATGCAGCATGTCGCTGTTGATCAGTCCCGGCTCACCTGTGCCGTCTCCATAAGAGCACTCAGATACGCGTTTCAGGACGGCACGTGCCTTGACGCTAAGCGGTGATTGATAATCAGCGTGATCCTCGGTGAGCTTGGCGCGACGCCAAAACTCTTTGTCCACTGTCACACTGTTGTTGGATGACCATAAGAAAGCCATGGGCGGGAAGTCGAGGTCAGCAGTGTACGCCTGCACCTCGTCCATTGTCATGCCTTCAAATTCGATTGGACGTTTGATCTCAATGAAGTCGAGAATGTCTGGATCACTCCAGTGCTTTGTGCTCATCCGAGCGGCGCGACGCGCTCCACCCACAAGCACAGGCTCCGCTAGAAAATGATCGATGTATAGCGCTTGCATCCATGGCTTGAGGCCAGCACCCTTGATCTTGGCGATCTTCTCTATGGTATTCATTAGAGGGACCGGGCCGGATGATGGGCGTCCTTGCATTCCTATGATTGGTGCACCTTCCGGGCGGACATCGCTGAAGTCGATAATCAACATGTCGTCTTTGTAGGCTTTCTGGAAAGCCATGACTTCCATAAGCTCGATAGCCTCTGCCCACCCCTCACGACTGTCAGGCACCTTAAACCAATGCACACTATCACCCTTACCGTATAGGTGTTGCGCATCTCGTACAGCGGTGTGTTGGCCAAACTTAAAATCGGCATGGCCTTCAGCGAGCACCACGCGGACAGTCGGCATGTGATCCCAATTGATCAATACCATATCATCATCGTAGCACCTACCTACCCCGGCACCATTCAGCAACAAATAGAACAGTGCAAAGCTAGACGCCGATGTGGCGCAGTTACAGAATACTTCCATAGGTCGTTTGGTCTGATGGGTGTCGCCTTGCTGAAGGTGCCGCCCAGACATCAACGTCCTACCTGTAGCGATATGTCCTTGCAGCGCAGCCAACTCAGCGTCTGTATGCTCAATAGACCAATCTTGGTCTGTCAGTGACAAGAGACTAACATTGCCTGTTGCAACGCGTTGCGCAACCTCTCCCCATTCTTCCCACCGCGTAGGAGGCTCTTGACCACGCATAGGTGCGTTTTCATCCATCGTGACATCGAACCCACCTGTGTTGTGTAGTGCCACAAGCCACGGTCGCATATCTGGATCATTCGGATTAATCTTAATATCTGCGTCAAGCAAACTCATTGCTTCGTCTGTCAGCACCTTCCGCAGGTATGTTCGTTCAGCTACGGCTTTACCCATTCCGGGGTGAAGTGGGCGATAAGGTACAACGGCATTGGACTGCATAAGTAGGTTCCTATTTTTAGTTTGAGAATTTACTTATGAAAAACTCAAACCTACTTGTCCAGAATTTTCGACTGCAACCCGTTGCACCATACAGAAAGGCCCGATGCCATTACAGCACCGAGCCACCCTGACAAGGATTGCAGGATTTTATCAGGCGGCCTTTTCTTCCGCCTCCTCTTCGCTGGCTTCTTCTGTCTCGCCAACCGGGGTAGTAGTGATCTTCACACCAAAACGTGCTTCTGCCAGTTCCACGGTCTGTTCGAGTGTCATGTCAGAGCCATCCGAGTGACCACGCCAATCGTTCACAATATATGCAAACGCCTTGCCCATATCTTCCTCGCCGATTGCCGCCATGGCTTCCGTGATACCTTCATTGACGCCAATAGCATCTTCTTCCGCTACACTGAAGCTGAACTTAGTCATCTTCACGGTGTCACCACCGCGAGTTGCGACTTCGTAGTTCTTCTTGATGTGCTCAGTAAGTTCATCGCGAGTAGTAGTCTTTGCCATTTCCAGCAAAGCGTCCTTGTCGCGCTTGAGATCGTCGATGGCGATCCGAGCAATTTCCTTAGCTTTCGACCAACCGATGTCAGCCAGTTCCGTTTCGCCGATATTGGCCAGCGAACACGCACGATAGACTGAGATCAGATAGCGCGCCTTGCGATATTCCAGATCGAGCTCACCATCGATATAGTCTTTGAAAGCGTTCTTGCCGTCATAGCCCATCTGCTTATGGATGCCGGTCTGGTCAACGTGGTCCAAAACACCACCAAGGGTGAAGTAAGTTCGCTCAACCTGCTCAATCAAATGACGGGCAGCGTCCGTGGCATTGTCCGCATCGGACAGTGCTTTGGTGACTGATGCCATCGGAGCAATCTGCTCTGGCTCGGACTTCTTGACTTCCGTCTTTTTGTTCTTCGCTTCCGCTTTTGGTTTTTCTTCTTCAACAGGGGCCGACCTGGCAGCTTCGATAGCTTCAATGCGGTCTTTCTTGGTGACTGCATTCGAGATGTCCGCACCTTCGTCTTTGGCAATGGCCGCAATTTCCTTGACGGTCATCCGTTCATTCAGGGCGGGGAGGTCTTCAGAGGCGCTCTCGCTATCCCTGACCGCTTCACTGTCACCTGCTTCACTGTCACCTGCTTCAGCTTCGCTGGAGTTATCTTCAGCTTCTTCGATGTCGTCACCGCCTTCAGCATCACCTGTTTCCAGTTCGGCTGCTTCGATTTCTGAGAGGAATACCCGCTCAGCATGTGACGGTTCACCACTGTCTTTATCCAGCAATTCGTTACCGTCTTCATCAACGCCTACAACTACAATGTCGCCTTCGCCTTCATCGAAACGAATGATCTTCACAGGCATGTCTTTTTCGAGGATTTCTTCCTCTCCTTCGACTGCGGATGAGTATCCGTTAAACAAGGCGAACGCACCAGTTGTGATGCCTACTGCCTTAGCTTGAGCTTTGAGGCTCTGCTTGTCTTCGTCTGCCATTTTCTTCATCTCCTGTGGCATTTACATGGATTGCAAAACCACCACAAAAATTGCTGCGGTGGTGGTTACACAATACGGCGCGACAGATTTTATGTCAAGAGAATAGTGCAACGGGTTGCACCGGCTCTAGTCCGTGTCTCTTACGTAAATTGAGGATAAGCCCCTTCTGTTCGTCATCGATTTCTATATGCTCGTCTGTCCAAACGCAAGCGGCGATTAACGCCAACACTGCTGCATCAGCTTCGTCGTCCTGCGGAATGTCCAACCCCCATCGTTCCTTCAAAGCCGCGATGACTGCGGGCTTAGGTGAATTACCCTTACCTGTGGCAAACTGCTTCAGTTCGTTTGGCGTCACCTCTATATAAGAGACGCCCATATCATGCAGTAATAAACGCGCTACACCTCCCCATTCCCCTATATTAGCGAGACGACCTCTCGATCCCATGCTGTACCCTTCGATAGCTAGCAAGGTGGGTAAAAGCCCACTGAAATTGTTTTCTAACTGATCCCGCAAACTAGCGAGCCGATGTGCTCCTCGTTTCTTTGTTTGCGGTTTGATGCACCCGTGCCTCATCTGCCCATATCGGATTGTGGCATCTCCCGTGCTGGTTAGAGATAAATCCAGTCCACTAAATTTCTCAGTGAACGAAGGGAAACCTCCTATCGGTGCACCGTATAAAACTGGGTTACCTCGCTTGCGTTTAGGTGGATCAATCATAGGCTGAAACACAGATTGGCGCGACGGCAAGACTTGGCTTTCTTACAATCAATTGTGTCGCATATCTCACGTCGGGGGAGGGTACGCGCCCTGTTACTCCGAGCGATAATGCCGGCACGTCTAAACAATGATTGTACTTGGCCTTCCCACTCATCTGCTTCGATACGATACTCTTTGTAAATCGACTTGTCTTTGGTCTTCCATTGAAAGTCTTTCCGGACATACAGTATCTTGACGAAAGGAAATACTTGCATTCCGGCAAGGCGATAAAGCTCTCTGTACATCATCGCCTGCAATATATGATCTGCCAGAGCTTCCTTCAATTTGTCGAATTGCTCTTTATTCATGGATTTAACTTCGATCACCATATACCAGCCACGCTCCACAAGCGTGATGTCTGGTGAGCCAATGACACCTGCGGTATGATCAACCAATAGAGGTTCTTCGTAACGCGTCAACGACCCTCCACAGCGAGTGCACTTATGGCTTTCGTTTGGTTTGTTCAAATCTCGGACCTTGGAGCCTCCGCACCGACAACTCCACACTCCGTAAATACCCATGCCGCCACGCGATGCGATGATTCCGTCTTTGACATGCTTTTCGGCTGCGCGGCCTAATGCCCACACTACCTTCATAGCCCCCTGCACCTCTTCACTCAACGGTAATCCGTACTGGTAGCTGATTACTTGCTCTCTTTCACAACAACCAATCAATGAAGATACATGCGAGTACCCTTCGATCCCTTCCTGCTTCGATCCCCCTGATCGGGTCTCGACCGGCACACGATCTGATCTCTCCAACATCTCTTTGAGCACATCGTTTTCGATAGTGGGAGCGCTAGAGGATATACCCGCCCCTTCTGGAATAGACGGGCGATCTGCAACCTGTTGCACAGGCCGAGACCTGCGTGCTTTACTTCCTATCGCGCTGAGCAAGCTACTCATTTCTTAGCCCCGTCTATCAGGGCATCCAATGCCCACGTTGGTATGACCGCAACGGAAACCGGGTCATTTTGATTATCAATCTCGATCTCCAAAACCGGCAACTCTCCTACAGACAGGGCTTGCATCTCTATCGTCTCAATGATCTCACGGGTCACCCTGAAACTCTTGTGCTGCGTGGTCTTAGCCTCCAGTCGGACAATTCCCTCAATCTGTACGTCACCCTTACAGTCTCCTGCCCCTGATCCTTTGACCTGTTGAGCGCCAAGCCGGGCGGCAATGCTCGCCTCCTGTACCTTTGACCTCTTAACAGACGCGTGCTGTCCTTTCAGTCGCTTGGGCAGACGTAGCTCAGTCATAGATAATTACGGTCTAGGCCACGACTCTCTCGATAGTCGCCAATCAATCGCGTCTTGAAGTGGTCAAAGAAATCAAAGTTAGAGTACATATAATCTGCGATCTCTTGAAGCCTTCCAAACTTCTGATCTACCCCATCAACTCGCCATGTAGAGCCACCACCTGATACCACGCCAGTAGATTTACCCCACTTCACCACGGTCTCAGCATCATCTACAAAACCCTGACCAAGTGGGTGATCTGGATTACGGATCATCTTAAAATTGCCTTCACGGGGGCCGTTGCCTACCTTGTTCTTTTTGATGTTGAATGGATGCTCATTGTAGTCGATCTGGTGATGGCCGTCGTCGTCTCGACCGTCCTTCTCTTTGTTCTTGAAATCGATCTTGATGCTGGCGAGATAGTGCTGCGCCGTGCCACCGGGCAGTACACGGGGGTCACCGTACACCTGCCCTACTTTGTAGCGCCACTGGTTGACCAAATAGACTGCGACATTATGTCCTCGATGTCGTTCCGCAATCATTTCTGATTGGATCGTGGCACAAAACCGATTTATCAACCTAGCCTGTTCTGCAACCACTGCGTCCTCAAACGACTTTTGCTTGGTCTTCATCGGCATAATACCGGACAGACTATCGATCATAAGACAACTTACTTCAGCAGTCTTGATCATGGCCACAGCGATGTCGAGAGCCTGCTCTCCGTTCTCCGGTTGGACAAGAGCTAGGTTCTCGTTGTCGATGCCATGCACAGCGCCCCAATCAAGATCGTAGGTGCCTTCAGTGTCGATAAGTACAGGCGTTTTCTTTGGGTATTTTTTCTGCGCTTGTCCAAGCATTCGCAAACCCATAGTTGTTTTACCGCTGTGCTCCCATCCAAAACCGAGCGTAGCCAAGCCTTCTGGCAACCCACCAAACATGGCTATGTCAAGAGAAAAGATACCCGTGCTTATGTGTTTCCAACGTGGCTTCATATCAGCACGGGTCAATACAGCGGGGCCGTGCGCCTTAGAAATCATGCCCATGGCTTTGGATAGCTCAGAGCTGCTGTCATTCAGCGCGTTCTTCGCCACTTTCTTACGGCGTGCAGGTGGGTTCACATCGGTCATAGTCTCTCCTCAAGTGAAGCGACATCATCCACCTCACCAATTTCGTAGGACAGATAATCTTCCACCGTGCGGCTTGCGAAGTCATAGGTATGATCGATGTCGTCCTTATTTGGTTGGCAAGGTAGCTCCACTGCAACGTCTATTCTGGCAAACTCAAAGTTGCCAAGACTGCGTGTGACGCCCCCGGATACCCGAACTTTGGCAGGCGGTCCTTCTATCACGGGCACGGGTATCTTGACTTCACGCAAATTATCAGTGCCGTAGCTTGTCATGCGCACCAACACACTGCCATCAGGTGCGCTAAGCGCAGCCGCATCAGTCATGTCTCTCAAAGGGATGCGAGACTTCCTTTTGGGTGGGTCAATCGCAGGTCTCTCTGGCACCTCAACAGGTATTTTCTTGGATCGTACTATCATATTTAAGCCCTCTTGAATTTTGATCCTAACCGGATTTACGAACCTCGTCCACCGCCGAGTAAACGGACGTTATTGCAGCCGCATTGTCTTTCCGGAAATAAAGCAAATCGGCTAGAAATGGACCTAAGCTTTCGATGATTGCAGCAGCTTCCTTCTGCGTATAGCAATCCAACATCACGATGTCGTTCTTACCTCTTGCCCGGACGGCTGTCTTTGGCAACCGGCCATCTGCTATCCATGTGCGTACTTGCTTAACCGGACGACCTAATAGATCAGCCATCTCTGATTTAGAGAACGTCAACACAGCGCCGTCTGTGCTCCCGTCCACATCACGTAGTGATCCAAAGGACGCGAACTTCCACACGTTGGTTCTTGGATCAAACGGCTCCGGTGATCCCGCTGCTTTACGGTATCCGTCACGCGCCGCTTTGTTCTCTTTGCTTCTGTAATCCGCTTCCGAATGGTAGCGCTCTTTGCGTCTCTCGTTCCGGTCGTCAAACCACGGGCCGGTATATGGTCCCTTTTTGGTCATGCTGCGCTCCTCAAATTTTTCCTTCAATCACAGTACAAGTACCATCTAATCGATAATCCTTCAATCGTGACATAAAATATCGGCGTGACATCCAGTCACCCTCGTCAACTATAGTGATCCAGAGTGCTTTATCTTTGCCGGGGTGTGGTCTGCGGACACGCCCAATTGTCTGCTTTGCTTTCGATTGCGGTGACAACTCAATGCCTGCGTCCAGTCGTGGTTCGTCTATCCCTTCTTTGAACGAACCGTATGTAGCAAACACGATGTCCGCATTCTCTTTGGCGTGATCAAACTCTTCCCGTGTAACCTTTTTCTTGGTGACCTTCACACCGTTCCTGATGTGTCGCTCTCCCGTGCACTGTCCCATGGCACTAGGAGGGATACCAGCCTGTGCACACAACTGCATAATCACTTGCACGTGGCCTACGTGGTCTCCAATGGCCAGTATCTTGCGGCCTGAGTTCCAAAGGCGTTTAATATAGTGCACAAGCATCTGATTACGCATTCCGTCTTCAGTCAGCTTCTTGATCCTAAAGCCGTGGTCACTAACTTTCTTGCCCTTTTTCTTCTTCAGGGGAGGGATAGCTGCCATACGTCCACCATCATCATATCGCTTGACGTATATATGGCAGTCTACCGCAGTCGCGACACTGCGAACCTTGCGAGGTCCAATGTGCCAAAAGATGACGCGATCACTGCCGTCAGTTCTATCCAATGTTGCGGACATTCCGAAACGAACGCGAGCTGGGAACTGTGTCGTGATCATAGCTAACTCTGGCGTGCCTAGTCTGTGTGCTTCATCTACAATAACAGTGCCGACGCTTTTGTAGAACTCCGGATGATACCGTCGCATCCCCATCGACTTCATCATGCAGAGCACAAAATCTTTATCTTCCCACTCACACGTATCTGACTGGACAACCCCTATCTTGTTTTCAGGTATGCCAAGGTGGGTGGCTATCTCTTTGTGCCACTGATCCATCAGTCGTTCTAACGGTACAAGTACCGCTGTCTTACGTCCTCTTATAGCAGCAGACCGCATAGAACAGACTGTTTTCCCTGATCCAGTGGTTGCTTCAGCTAAGAAGTGTTGCTCTTGAATTACTGCCTGATCCAACTCAGCCATGAACTTGGCCTGTGCCTTGGGTTCTTTGACAGCTGGGTGATTGGGGTCAGGTAAACGAGCAGGTGGAGCAGTGAATGCTAAGCCATCTGTTCTATGATCTTCAACGGCAAGTTGGGGGTATCGAAGCATACCATATGCTCTGGGCATCCCAAGGTAACCATCGCCGGGTAAATCTTTGAACATTCGGATTGGCTTATCGCCGTCATGGTATCTGGATTTCCATGTCAAATTATTCCGCTCTGTCCGAATAGATGCTTCCGTACCAACTGCTTCATAAGGCACGTAAAACCAGCCCGCCGAAATGGCAGGTCTATCAGCAGCTGTCCGGGCGGGCTGGTTACTCATTGCAACGGGTTGCAGTTCTTAAAAAGGCACGTCGTCTGACAAGCTCTGATCAAAACCGGGCAGCTTGCCACCCCCACCTGCTTGGCCGTTGGGATTGTATGCCCCATTGCCCCACTGGTCTCCATCACTCCCGCCTATGTTGTTACCGCCACCGGGCGCACCTGAATAACGAGTACGTAGATCGAGTGCATTTGGTTTCTTCAAGAAACCAGCGTACTCGAACGGCTTGGCAAGGTGGCCCGGATCAGGGTTCTTGACTTCGCCTTCCAGCGTAGTGTCTGGTTTCCACATATCGACAGATTTGATGTACGCCTCAATAGCCTCGTCATCATGTTTCTCGACAAACTCAGGAATACCATAGCGCACCTGAGAACTGTACTTGCGCACCATCTTCAACTGAATACCACGTAGCGAACCGTGCTCTTCCAACAACTTATAGATGTAGGCGTGATCACTAGCATAAAGTGCAAGCAAATCTTTGGTGACGGGAATGTGCGTGCCTGCCAACTGACCTTTTTTTCGCGTGTAACCGGACAAGTTTAAAACTGTCAGTAGCATGACGAAGTAGCTTTCGCGCTCACCGTTAGGCGGGCAGATCGGGCAGTTGTCAATTTCCTTCGGACACGGTTCAGGAACATTGCGAAACCCATTGCGGGGGTTCTCCATCATATGTTCATAATAGCGAGGGCCGACATTCGCATCGAGAATGATAATATCCGATTGATAATTATCTGGTTTATCCGACGTGGGCGCAGTCAGGCCAAAACGGAATGGCCAATAGACCTTAGCTTTGCGCTCTTCCTGCTTTTTATCGCGATCAGCGGCCTCAGCTTCAGCACGTGCGCGGGCTTCATCACCACCCATAGTCCAGCTTAGATCATCTGGGTCGATATCATTTTCTTCTGCGGGTTGCTCAGGTGCAGCGTTTTTCCCGGATGTGGGTTTGATGCCTCCACCAGACGGTTTGATACCGCCTTTCTTAGTTTCTTTTTTCGGAGCTGCTTCTTCAGCAACTCCCTCCTCCACAGGCTCTTCAACCTTTTTGGTTTCTGCCTTTGGCTCGGCCTTCTTGGCCGGAGTGGCTCGCCGCTTACGTGGTGCCGGATCGGCAGGGGTTTCTTTGCGCTTAAACGCCATCGTCTTTACTCCTCGTGGTTCCTATTCGTTTCTGCGTATGTGCTTTCGTCTTGGTTATTGTTTTGGCTATTTCTTGCAATACGTGGGCTGCATACCGTGCTGCTATTAATTGAAAACCTGCTTTAATGAAAACAAATTCGTCAGGGTTTTGTCCCGGTTCGAGAAATAAACAACCACTCCCTTCCATGGCTACCATTATCTCCAACCGATCTGAGCGACGATAAAATATCATGCGCCTATCACCACTACCCTCGTTTACTTGCGTTTCCCATATGCCTGTATCCATCAACCGCCGACATGCGGTATCTATTTGTTTTTTCGGTATTCGGATCGTAGACATCATTATGCATTAGCCTTACTAAGATTTTATGTCAAGAATTATGAGAAGGAAATCGCATGACTGCATTAGGCACGCAATGCGTTATAACCTGCTCAAGTGTCAGATCATCTACATCACCAACATCTTGGGGATATGGACACGTCAAGATAGGCACTTCACCGCCTAACATATCAATCATTCCTCCCCCGGCGTATCCTGTATCTGTGCGGGCACCGAATAGGCATTTAGTTCCTGCATCATCCGGATCAACCAAAGCGTAGACACTACTTGCGTGCTTCTTCAAGATCATAGCTTTTTCTTCAGTCAACTCCGTTCCAAGTATAGCACCGATGTCCATGTGTTCTTCCACACCAATTTCGTGCATCCGAGCAAAACCGAATAAACCCTCCACGATCAACTTAGGTACACCCTCACGCCAGCGATCTTCTCCTAGAATAAGATGCCGTTTCGGTAACCCCGCATAGTCCAACACTTTTGGTTTGTGATCGGGTATGATGGTACGACCTGACCAACCGAATAACTGCCCCCTTGCGTCTCGAACTGGAAACACAATGCGACGCTTATCTGGGTCGTATTCGATCTTCAACTTGTCGCATGTGTCTCCGAGTACCCGGCGACGTCGCATGAATTGCACCGCTTCAGGGTGATCTCGTACAGGATCAAACACACCTTCAAATAAACTCTCGTCCAAAGGCTCTGGCATGTAATCCACAACCTCAAACTGCTCTTCAAAACCTTTGATCTCGGCACCAAGCATATCTCTCTTATCAGCTTCGTCAGCAGCTTCGGTATAGTCAAGCCGTCTGTACTGTCCAAGTGCTCGTGCCAATCCCGATATGCGTCCGTGCTTGCCGCACACCGGACAGGTGTAAGCACTGATGCCTGTGTCTTCTACTTTGACTGCAAATCCCTTAGATCGATCCACTCCGTTATGATGCGTCCACGGGGCAAAAGGACATGCAATATGAAACCAGCCCGCCGCATTTGGTTCCGGGGCGGGCAAGTTCATCATGGCAAATACGCGGTGGAGCGCACCATGGTTCATTACTTTTTCTTCTTGGCGATCTTGAGGGCAGCTTCAGTGGTCTCAATCTTGCTGCATCGTGCCAGCACATCTGAGCCAAGCACGCCTTTAACAGATGTTTGAGTTGCACTGACTGCTTTCAAGAATTGAGACATGGTGATGGTGCCATCCAGAACTAAGCCGTGAAGCTGCTCGACATTGACGATAGTTTTTTCTCCCCCGGCGATGCGTGCTTCAATGGTGTCGCCATCTTCTTCAAACGAAAAACTGGTCATATCTTCGGCAACCATGGCGCGATGACACTCGGAGCGCGCCGTGCGTTCTTCCCGTGCACTGGCATTTTTCGCCTTATTAGCGCGGAAAAAATCGCGAGCGTGTGTTTCGTAAGCTGGCACGTTGGGTGTGCTATCAAGGTTAGTGCCCCTGCGACGTGGACGTGGATTGATCTGTGACATATCAGTAAATTCCCTTTCGACTATTGATGATTACATCATGCCATAGCAGACATTTTATGTCAAGAGCAAAAGTGTGCAACCCGTTGCAAAAGGGTGTCATTTATACACATACCCTTTTTCGTTTTCTGGGTGACAGTTCTCTAGCTACATTCCAATCCGGAACATCGTTAGCCATGAAGCGATCATAGGCTTCGCTTTCATTCCTATCCCACCAAGGCGGCTCCTCAACAACAATGTTGTCTCGTTTGACTTCAGTTGTCTCAGCTAGATTGTACCCGAACTCAGGGTCCGCCACGAACGGTAGGGGTGCTTCGATGCCAAACCACTCTTGCAATGGTGGGTTTTCCATTATCCAACACAACCACCCCATCGCCTGATTAACATAACCCGGATCAACTTCACATATCAACTGATCATGAACAAACCCAACTGGACGCATTAGTTTAGGGTCGGCCTGCGCAGCGAGGCGAGCAATAGCGATAACGCCAAGGTCAGAGCCAAACCTTTGAATAGGTGCATTGACTGCTTGACGAATAGCTGATGTCTTAATGCTCCAATCGTCTGACCAAACAGCAGGCAAGTGCCTTACGCCGTGGTGAAGCGTTTGCACAAAGCCATGCTCAGTGACAAAATCTTCTACGTTTTTATGCCACGGCAACAGGTCATATTTATCAAAGAAATTGACACGTGTTTCCTTTGCTTGCGCGTCACTGTAATCCACGCCGTAGTTGGTCTTTGCGTAAACTTGGAAAGTGCTCCACTGCGCACCGTAGATATAACCAAAATTTACGGCCTTTGCCCGAAACCGCTGAAGTGCAAAGAAGTCACCTAAAGTGGCTTCTGCGCGCTTACTGGAGTTCAGTGATCTCAAATAATCACCTGATCCGGGGATGTCATTCGCTACATCCATCAACAGCGTGTCGTTTCCTTTCCAAGTGGAAAAGACATCAAAAGGTATCCGACTGACTGCGGACGCCGTAGCAGCGTGAATATCTCCGCCTGCGCGATAGATATTCAACATCTCTTTTTCCATTGCTGACCAAGCAGTTAAGCGAAGTTCCACCTGTGACATATCAGCAGCGACTAAGACCTTACCAGCGGACGCCCTGATGAGCTTCAGGAACCCTTTGGCAAACCTACCACGCTTGGGAAAGTTCTGCCCATTAGGGTCTTGGCTGTTGGTTCGGCTGGTATTGGTTCTGAAGTTATAGGACGGGAAAATCTTTTCATCCGATGTATCGTCATTTGCTGGTTTGATATATTTGTAGAAACCATTGATGTATGTCGATAGCAACTTCTGTGCCTTCTTATACTCAATGAACCGTTGTACGAAATTACCTGCGTCACCCTTTACATGCGTGAAGTAAGGTAAGTGATCCTTAGTGCTGATACTAGGTATTCGTTTATCTTCAGGTAGCTTCTCAGTTGTCTTCGTAAACACTTTCGGCTTCAGACCAAAGCCCGCTTCGGTGAATAATACTTCCCGGCAAAAATTATCCTTACCAAACATGATGTCTGGTGTGGTGCGCTCACCTTCATTTTTCTTCAACGTCTTTACGACATCTGGATTGGTCAAATACTTGCGTCGCAATACAGCGGGTATCATTTTGAATAGGGCCTCGCCCTCATCATTCACCCACTTGATTACTTCCGTTCGATAAGCGTCTAACGCATGCCGGTCGATAGCTTGTCCAAAACCTTCGATCCTCTTTGCAAAACTAAGGAGGCCGCGCATTTGAACATTTCGGTAAAGAAACATCTGACCCGGTTCATTACGTAGTGGTGGGTAAAGCGCACGTGCCAAGCGATACACTGCGTCAGGGTCACCGCCTGCATACGGTAACATCATTTCCGGGTCCACATTGAGCATGTCGTTTTTATTTACTTCTACATTGAATGCGTCTGCATACCCGGACATCTCAGGTACATAAATACGCACGCAATCATCAAGCGAATAGCTCATCATGTTTTCATTGACTGCCCGTGTCATCAACTCCGTATCGTGATCCCACCCATGGACATCTATGCCCTCTGAATAACTTAGCGAGCCGTCATCGTATTTGAAGTTGTGTGCCATCTTCTTGATAGAGGCGTCTTCCATAAGCGTTTTAATTTGATCAGACATGACCTCCAGTTGCTCATCGGATACATCAAAGCCGTGCTCTTCAAACCACTCGCGGTGGTGGTGTGCATACTTGGGGAGAGGGAATATCCTAGCGTGCCCCGGCCCGCGTGATAACTGCACTGTCAATACCTTGAAATCCGGTGCGCGATAATCCAGACCTGTGGTCTCCGTATCGACCGCAAGCATTGCAGGTTTATTATCCCCCATAAAATCAGACAAATCAGTCGCCCACTGATAATCAACGTCCGTGGTGCGCAGAATTTCAGGATCGAAATCGGCATCCTTTAAACGTTTCAGTGTACCAAGGTCAGCCCTGAATATGGGATCGTTGTCTGGTTGTTTTTTGCAGAGTTTGGGACTGAGCATTGGAAACACTGTCCGGCCATTATATGCATCAGTCAAAACACCTCTGATCTTAGTGATCTTTACCGCTCGACCTACCATCATCCGGGATGCAATGGCACCGCACGTGACCACCATGGACGGGTCTATTTCCTCGACTATGTTGCGTACCTTCTCTTGATACTGCTCTGCAAACTTCCACGTTCTACTCGCGCTCGCCTTGTCCACCTCCGATACAGGTGGTGTTATGCACACAAATATGAAGTCACCTTCTGTAAACTCCGCATGTGATGCGCGTTGAGCAAACCAACGATGCAGGTCCATCTCCATAGGCGTACCTTGGTTCATGGCTAACGTGGACGGTGTATCACACAGTACCACAATAGGGGCGCCCTCTTTACCGCGTTGCGGATGGGGGAATTTATCAGGCGCATCGGCCTGCATTTTCTTAGGCAAGGTTGTCCGTTGAGCTATATGCTTGGGAAGTGCTGCGGACTTACTGACTGTGATAACCATTACACGTCACTCCATTCCGTAGAGGCTGGCTGGTCCGCGTTCACCGTACCATTCCAATCCTCGTTATCATTCTGATCGTCATCGCTATCTTCCGCAACATCCATTGAGAAAGGATTGAACTCGAACTTAGTTTCAAACGTGCTATAATCAGGTCCGTGCCTGTTCTTCAGCACCACATACCTACGTCGCGTCTTCTCGTGTGGTGACGGCCCGCGCTTCATACCAAGCACTAACGTAGACATCTGACCAATAGTATCGGTGCCGCCAATCTGTGATAGGTCCATATCCTCATCAGGCGATTGTGATCGGTTAAACTGCACAGTCTGGAGGATCGGTTTATTCCTGCGCAATGCTAGTCCTTTGACGCCTTCTGCGACATTGGCAAGCGCCTCCCACTTTTTACCCTTGTACGAATTGTCCGATGGCTTCAGCAGGTAAGATGCATCAATACAAATGAAGTCAGGCGAGCGTTCTTGGATCAGTGCGTCCACGTCCGCTATGCTTTTGCTGAGATCGCCTACTAACAGCGTAAAGGGCGGCCTGCCGCGCATCCGCTCCATGCTGGCTTCCACCGCTTGCTCACCCCAATCAGACATGCGGCCTCTCAGAATGAAGTCAGGGTTCACGCCTGTTTCCATAGCCATGATCCTACGGGCAGTCTCAACTGCGGTCATTTCCATGCTGACAAAACCAACACTAGCACCCTGTTGCCACGCATTGATTGCGGCCTTGGTGATGGTGAAGCTCTTGCCTAAACCGGGTCGCGCCACAATCGTAGCCACATCACCCGCCCTCAGTCCGCCTGTGATGTTATCCAGATACTCCCACCCATAAGACATGCCCTGAAGACCGGGTGATGTCCGGGCAGTTATATACTGCTCCCATGCTTGTTCTAGGCTCTCACCAAGCTCAAATGTATCTTGATAGAAATCAACACGACGGATCGTATTATATATCTCGTTAAATATCTCGCGGGCAGTAGGAATGTCATTGACCTGAAACGCCTGAAGCAACGCTTGTTGTCTAGACGTATAGCTCATGTAAACAGCGCGATCCGCTAAGCGTTGCGTGTGGTAATCGATTGTTCCCGTGGTAGGGGGTAAGGCCAGCCGATTCTCTTGAAGTACTGCATAGGTTGGCATAGAGCCATATTGATTGACATAGCGCGTTACGAACGTGTGAGCGCGCTGCTCTTCTTCTGTGAACAGCGTTTCATCAGCCGTGGAAAATACATTTCTCGCCCCGTGGTCTACACATGACCGAATGAATAGTAAGCCCGCTGACATTATGCCACCCTAGCCGCAAAATCAGCCATTGTCATGGTCTCGAATTTTGTCGTTAGAAAATGCCAAAATTCATCTGACCAGTAGCTGTTTTCAGCAGGGGGCAAATCAATATCGTCCGGAACGGGTGCTTGAAAAAAGGTCGCTTTCCGTTTGTCGTATCTGCTCCGAATTAGATACTCTACTTCAGCCGACGTGCTATGGTGCAACGGGTTGCAGCGGGCGCGATCCTGACCACCAAGCAACACCAATATGCCAGCGTCGTCAATAGTCTCTCTCAACTCAGCATCCTTGTAGTAAGCTCGTAACCTGAATATCGGCAACACTAAAACCGACGTACCATTCAGGTGGAAAGCGCGTGCCAGTGTAGTTATGATTTCAGTGGTGCCCACGCCTTTGAATAAAACAGATTTGACCCCGCTTGAAATATCCTTCTTACTTTCTTCCAGCCATATCTTCGCGCCATCTCCTTGCTTACCGTGATCCGACAAACGTGTTTCATGGTACGCGGACATAATACCTGCGGCTGTTAGCGACCTGTTAATTTCATCAATCATAGGGGTTCTTCTCTGGTAGGATCGGCACGATCACTTTGCTTGGATCGACTTCACCAGTCACTTTGAGAGGTGGAATGGGTTTCTTTCTGCGCCGGGGGGGCACGTTGACGCTTTCTGCGTATGCCTTCGCTTGATCCCGGACGATGCGGGCTTCGCCACGTATCTGCTTGGCCTTGGCGACCGCCGCCTTGTTCTGGTCTTCCATTTGCTCGGCGGCTCGATCCGTAGCAATCTCCATTTCCGCCTCTTCACGGGTCCGGCCCTTGCCGACTAGCTTTTCAATTTTGGTGCGCTCCGGTCGTTTCAACCAATCGTCAAGCTCACCGGACGTCCACGTGTTCATGAAGTTCGGAGCGAAATAGAGGAAAAAACTGATGTCGGGTTGAGTAGGGGCAGCTTTCTTCTTCATCCACTTGAACTGTTTGCTGATGATCTGTGCCCAATTCCGAACCGCCCAATCGATTAGATCGTCAAAGCTGACTTGCCCGCCATGCGCCCACGCTTTCGCCTTGTCCTTCACGTTCTTCCGGATGCGGACATCCCAAGGCACGTGGCTAACTGCGGGGAAGGTTTCTTCTAGTGCCGCCCGCCATGTCGCTTCGATCCCGGTGCTCACATCGGTACGACCCTTGGTCCGGTTCGCTTTGGCCTTCCGGGCTGAGCGCTGCCCACTTGCTGCTTTTTCAATTTCTTTCCGGACAACTTCTGGTTTTGGATTAGAGTTGTGGCCGGAGGCCGCAACGGTATCTGTAAAAGAGTTATCTGTAGAAGGGTTACCTGTATATAGCGGCTCAGCCTGAGACGGGGTAGTCTCACTGTGAGACGGGGTAGTCTCAGCCTGAGACCCCCTATTTTTATCTGTTTTGAGACGTTTTGGTAGGTTCAACATAGCTGGTGTCCATCCCGGATTGACAGATATTCGATTTGATCCGGTGCCTGTTTTGCGACGACGGATCAGTCCTTTTTCTTCCAGTGTGCCTAGTATCCGGAAATATGTGGCTCGACTGATGTTCAATCCATTATACATCCCGCCGCCATTGATAACCGATCCTGCTGTGATAGTGGCGCTTGGTTGTCCCCATCCTATGGTTCGATCTATAACATACATTGTGACTGCGAGTTCATCTGTTGACAAGCTGCCCGCCCATTCGCGTATAGCTCGCTGATACATCTCCAGCTTGTACTGAAGCGTTCCTTCATCAGTTTGTTCATACTTCGGTTGGACAAGAGAATAGTCCACATTATTTTTTTCAGTCACACTCGGCCCCTAGATCAGAATTGCAAATGACGGCAATTATTGATTTGCCTGTCACTATTAAAAGTCCTCGGATTACAGTCATTGGTCAAGAAAATAATGCTGCAACCCGTTGCACCTAGAAGACATCCTTTCGTCCAGTCTTTCGGCACTGGTCGTAGAACGCGATCTCTACTTTCACCGCGTCGTCGTATTCATCAAAATATAGTGGGGTAGTCTTGGTTTCAATGACACATCTTGTGCTATCAATTAGAGACACGACATGGCGCATAGCTTGCCTTTCTTTCATATCGAAAGCATTCATGACATAGATCAAGCTTAGCTGGACATCGGTCATGGTCCCGCGCTGGCCTATAATATACCACCGCTGTTGGTCCTGATCCCACTCGACTAATGAAACCCGTTTGATATCTGCATTACCAAACGAACGCAAATCTAGGCCCTGACCCTGCTTACGTTGAAGACCCTGCATGGAGCCGTCTTTTGAAATTGTTATTACTTGTTGCACTGTGCTTTCCCTTTCGTCTGTAAAGCAAGTGGAGGAGAGGCCGGTCACCCAGCCCCGCCTATCACCATGTTTGTTGCTGCTCGATCGTATCGACCTGACTGTGCTCGGGTTTAAGTTCCCGTGTCATACCTGCGTTCTTGCCTGCAAGTGCATCTTCGATTGGCTTGGTGGCCTGTTCGCACGATCCACCTGTGAAGCCTTCGGCCTCAACAGTAGGGTTTCCGATACCGCTAACGGTTACGATAATACGCTTCATAGCTACCTCCTTTCTTATTGGTTCACGGCCAGCAAAAGCTGGATGTCGCCGTTTTCGTCAGCGGGCATTTCGCCTTCGACAACATAGCCCTGTGCAGCCGCTTCGTTCTTGGCGGCGTTGACCGCATAGCGTTGCATAAACTGACCAATTTGATGTTGGACCTTGCCTTCGCGAGTATCTGGCATCGGACAAGTTGCACCGATCTGGCCTTTCACTTCGCCCGCCCATTCATCAAATGCAGGGGCGTAGGTGCCATCGTCCTGCTTGGCGAACGCAAGATCATACTTGCTGTTTGGAATGCGCAACACGAAATCGTGGGGCGTTTCCTGATGCTTGTAATACATGCGAGGTTTTGCATTCTCAAGCAAATCGCAGCTTACGCCCTGTGCCTTCAGGTCGCGAACGGCCTGACGCATAGCAGCGACGTCTCGGATTACGACGCCTTTTAGAGTAGTTACGTGTGACATGATTTTAGTTCCCTTTCATCTTCATTTAGAACATAATTACAATGACATAGCCGACATTTTATGTCAAGCAATTAGTCCAGATTTATCGCCCTAGATTGGCGCTTCGTCTTAACGGTGGTGAGTTCACCATCGCCTGTCTCAACCCGCTCCACCACTGTCCTCTGTATAGAAGATTTGGCAGGTGACAATTCGGTATGAGATAACACGGCACGTACTTTTTCAACACCGCTCATTAACAGGTCTGTATTGGACAGCGGTGCCCCTAAAGCACCCACCTGCTTCAAGCTCAATACATCAAACCGCCCTTCGATAATAACCGGGGTGGTTGTCGCTAGTCGATCTCTCAAACGAGATAGCTCAATCCTGCGGGCAGCGGCGCCTTCCCTCGCTTGAATAAACATAGCTGCTTTGGTGACGTCCAACTGGTTGCTGGCTCGCCCACCTATCCGATGTTGCTTGTGTGCGAATATCTTGAGAACAACTCCGTCTCGCACATTAAAGCTGTTATCAAACCAGTTACCTTGCTCGCGTAACCCTGTGGTTGACGCTGCGTGCACTTGAAGTCGTCCTGCTTCGCTTATATTTAGTCCAGCTTTGGCAGCATTGGATAAGTAAACCGGCTTTCTATCTTGCAGCGGAAAGTCATCGCTGTGTACTACTGAGATGTAGAGTTTGGTGAAACCTGTGCTGAAGGTCTCGGACCCTGAAATACATCTGATTATTGACATGGGTGATCTCCGAATAGGGTGCCCCGGCCCCTTACAATTGACGAAAGGGAAGGTGACCGAGGCGAGGTAAGCAGCGCACGATACGCACCACCTGCCTTATCTGTTTCAACTAGCTTCGTCGCCGCTATCTTCGATGTCAACCGAACGGCTGGCGTCCACAAGTACAGGCTTCTTACGTCGCCTCTTGCGTGGTTCGATAGCTTTCTTGCTTGCCGATGCGGGGCGGGCATTGTTCTTTGCCCACTCCTCCATCGCACTGAACTGTGTCGAGAATGCCTGTGATAGCGGTACCATGTTGTCAAGTTGTGTAGAGATCAAACTGCCCGTGAGTTCAACATCTTCTGTGTACGCATCGATAATGGCATCTTTCACTGCTGCCTCAATCTCAGCAGGGACGTATCCCTGTGATCCTGCTACAGCCGCCGATAGATTGGGTACATCGTCTGGATTTTTACCCCGCTTGCGAAGGTGAATTTTCAATACCTCTAGGCGCTCATCGGCATCCGGTACGTTCACACTAAACACTTCGTCCAGTCTGCCCCTACGCAAGAACTCGGCTGGCAAGTTATCTGTGCGATTAGCACTAGCCACCCAAAAGATAGATGCAGGACTTTCTTGCATGTGAGTGAGGATCAATCCAAGTACTCTTTGAGATACGCCACTATCGCCTCCAGAACCTGTCTGGAAGGCTTTATCGACCTCATCCAGCATAGCGACACATGGAGCCATTGCATCCAACATCTTGAGGGCTGCTCGGACACGCTCTTCCGACGCGCCTACTAACCCTTGAAATACTCGACTGACATCAAACCGGATCAACGGCAAGCCAAGCAAGCTTGCTGTGGCCTTGGCCAGCAATGACTTACCTGTACCGGGGGGTCCAATGAGCGCAACGCCTTTAGGTGCATCCACACCAAAGTCACGCGCCTCTTGACTGAAGCATCGTGACCGCTTGCGCATCCACTCTTTCAGGTTTTCCAATCCACCAACTTCTTCCATGTTAGCGGGTGGCATCACCTCCAGAACTTCAGACCGTTTAACGACTTCGATCTTCACCTTCATGACTTCTTCGACAAGATCATCAATGGCAATGTCGGGTAGAGACCGCTTGTGGGTCACAATAGCACGGGTGTACGCGCTTTCAAATTCATGCGCAGACATACCCGCTGCTGCTGCAAGAATGCGGTCTGTATCTGAGGTAGACAAAGACATCTTACCACGGTTGCTGGACACCAAAAGTTCGTTGGTGTCACTAATTTGATTTTCAAGAATTTCACCAAGCTCAGCGTAGCTAGGAACATCGAAGTCCAAAATAGACACATCTTCCTCAAGTTCATTGGGCAGCGTATATCCGGGCGGTGCAACCAACACTAGACGCCGGTTAGGTGCACGGCTCATGCTCCGACAATACTCTTTAAGAGCCTGCACCATAGCAGGAATGGAATTACCCGGCTTCAAGTAGAAGTGTGGATACATCATGACGAATACACCGTCGTCCATAGCGGTGCCGCCATCTAGGCCATCAATTTTCTTTAGAGCGCCGTTGGGGTCAATAACACCGTCGCCTTCCTCATTACCGCCGTCCGCGTTGAACTCCTGCCAACCGGATAATACGTTCCAGAGGTGCAGATGCTGATTTTTGATGAATGCCATTTTCTTAATGGCTTCGATTGCTCGATGTGGTTCTCGTGATCGGCAAAGAACAACGCCGATTGCAGCATCATATAACGTGGTAATAGATACGCGAAATTGATCTGCGTTTTTAACTGATGCCTGCTCGTCAGTCATCGTGGTAGTTACGGTATCATTCATGGTTTTCCCTTTCGTCTGTAGGTATTACATATATGCCATAGCAGACATTTTATGTCAAGAGGGAAAACAGAAAAAACCCCGCCGCACGTGATAGCGACGGGGCTATAATAGGGTTTGCAATCCTGCTGTCCGATGAAGCAAGTAATACCTACATAGGTGATTGCTAGCTACATGGCAAGCGTCATTCACCTTCCGTAGGTTTCACTTCAGGACATGCCGACGTGGCAGCGGCAAGTTCAGTACCATAGTTCTGTCGGTCTGTGCCCTGTACTGTGATCGTCGCTGCTTTGGCACCGGGCGTTCGTGCATTCCATTCTTCGAGGGTTAGTCGTTCATTGAGAGGCACCACCGTATCAGGGCGAGTTCCCTTTTTAATGCACCCGGTTGCAACAGGTACCTGAACTTCAACAAACACCCGCTCTATCTGGGGCGGAGGTAAGTTGCTTGACACACATCCTGCCAATATAAGCATGGTGGATAGGCTAAAAACCGTTTTCATATAGCGCATCAAGAGCCTCCTCACATCTGTCTAGCTCGACCTGAGCTTCCAACTGCTCCGTTCGCGTCTGAGCGCTTCGGAACCGTTCAATAGCGACATTGCGCTCGCGAATAACCTCACGTGCTTTATCGCGGTTCATCTCGCTAACCATGCGTAGATACTCGGTCTCTTTTCCGAGATCGAGTATCTGTGCATTTTGAGCAGTCAATTGACGCCCAGCGGCTGCGTTCTCTGATTTGTAATGATCCCGGTCTTCTTTGAGCCGGGTCACACCACTGACTATCTGTCTGCGTGTGATAGGTTTCGAGTAATCAAGCGCGTTACTGAGAATGGCGGCAGTGTCATCCAAACGCATCATGTATCGGTCACGCAAGTCATTGACCCGCCACCCCCATAACGCAAGTGCGATGACGACGGTAATTAAGCCGCCGCCGATGACTTTGTGGATCATTCCAAGTGGGTTCAAAAATCCCATTACTTGCTCCCTTCCTGCCTGTCGTTCCAGCGGTTCCAAATAAGATACGCGGTGACCAGCATGATAACCAATCCAAAGATAGGCACCATCCATGTTAGCGCGTCAACAGATGCCGCCTGACCCTTCAGTTGCTCTGCACCACTCTGCACCGCTTTGGCACCTTCAACCGTGATGGGAATGGCGGATAGTCCCGCCGTGGCTGCGGATACAATGGTAGTGGATTTCGTCAAACTTTTGGGAGGCTCAGCAGCTACAGTGGCGGCTTGATCCATAACCATCTCGTCTTCTTCAACTTCCACAATTGTATCGCTCAACACAGCATCGGCTGCGACAGGTCGCATATAACGAGCTGCTTCGTCTGCTCGCCGCCTGACTAGACCGCGCAACACCTGAAGCCTGCCATTAATCCGACCTTTATTCCACAGCGCAAATGAGTTCGCGGCGCGTTCATATCGACCTGCTTTGTGATGACGCAGCACAGAACTTGAGCGCAGTGCCCCAATTCCTACGTTGTAGGCAAAACTGAATAATGCATCGAATTGGTTTTGATTGGTCGGTGCGCCACCTACGAGGGATGCAGTTACCTGCTCTTCAAATTTACCGACCGTTCTGCGAAACATAGCCTCTGCTTCATCACGGGTGATCTTACGGCCTATAGTCGCTTCTCGCCCGGTTTGACCCCATCCGATAGTAGGAACGCCAACTGGATCGATGTACGTCTCCAGCGCTGGCTCGCCGTGAGGTAGCAGTTTCAAATAAGTACGACCGTGACTGTTCTTAGTCATGATACCGCCAGTCTCGTGACCTTTCATCTCATGTTCGAGAGTAGATGAAATACGCATAATCTTCAAAGCTCCTTCTCTACAAAAGTATCTATCTCCCTGAATAATTCATGCAAGCCCGCATGGTTCTCTATAGTATAGTTCGGAGTAATTTGAAACCATTCCTTCTCGCTCTGATGAAGGTAACTAATACCCATTGATCTGAGCCATTCCGCAATCGCAAAAGATAGCGGTATCCTTGAAAGTAACTTGCGGCGTTCACTTGGCTCTGTTCGGTCATTCCGAACCGCTAGTGTCATACCGCCTATATTGTTGATCATATCGACTTCGTGGTGGAAGCGCATGTCGTCAATAACGATACGATCTACTCCATCATTCAACTTTTCGACAATACGCTGGTGGCATATATTAGACCACAGTCGTTTATCCAAAAGGTCACGCCACTCAGTTCCAAGCGTCTGCATAGCAAAGCGAGGTGTGTTGCCGAGCAACAAATCACTCGGTGCATTACGAACTTCGGAAGGACCGTCAACTTGATCACGGGTCAAACCCATGGTGATCAGCATTTCTTTAAGGGGGTCCGCAAACCGCATACGGGTAAAGCCGTGGTTATCAACTAAGTAGTTTGCGAGAGTGCTTTTTCCGGACCGTGATGATCCTATCACTCCAATGATTGTTATCCCTGACATTCCTTAGCCCTTTAGTCGCTATTGTTACTGCGACCCCTTTCTGCAATTTCATTTTTCGTTCGCCGTGCCAAGGCGTTAAGGATGTCTGCACGCATATATGCCATTATCACAGCCAACCCACCTGACACCCTTGCTTGTATCTCGTACCCAAAGAAGGTCGATGACAGTTCGTGTGTCGCTAATATCAATAGCACGATGGTCACCCAAAGGGCAATCGTTTCCCCGATCCACATCCAGCGAGACATCCGCTCTACATCTTTTCGCTTGATCCCCATGAACCATGCCATGGCTGTGCCGCTCGATAAGCCTAGGAAAATAGACAAAACCATCGGAGCATTTTCAGGCGCAACACCAAAGAATGCTGCTACGGACATTAGGATGGGTCCGGCTTTTTTGGCCGCAACTGTCCCGGATACTGAACCTAATAAAAACATATAACTACATCCCGATGTGCGTTATCAAACCTGCGGTCAACATCGAAACGAGTATCATCCTCCACATCGTTAACCAATCGAAATAGTCTTCAATGTAAAGAGTTTCAGAAAATTTTACATCTAAATTACTTTTTGATGGGCAAGTAGTTTCTTCTCCATAAGAAGCTTTCCAAGCACATGTAGTAGCTTTTATCAGAGACAAAAACCAATAAATCACAAATATCCAGATAATTTGTGCAGGGATGTCAATAATAGGTAAGAAACGGGGCATGTCTCCAGCCAAAAGAACAGCACCATCTGCTAACCGAGGTAATGAAAATAATCCGGAAACGCCGATCAAACCGAAAAACCCGATTATTACTCGATTGATGGATATGTTGATGGCTCTGAACTTAATCTTCTTGAGCCTATCTTTCCGGTATAAAACCAAAATAGGTAACCCACTATAAAGCGCGATCATGACAGATATAGCCCCTGCCAATTGTAGCGACTTAGACACGAACTCCAGATCAAACACACCATTACTCCAAGTAGATTACCGACAATAGGTACAATCCTTAGTCGGTGTTTTCTAGTTAGTCAAAACAAAGCGCCCCGTTTTAAGGAGGCGCTTCATAGTTCGTAGCATAATGCGAGTTGGTTACTCAGTTTCGCGTTTTTTTAGGGAGGGCATCCTATCCATCCTATCCATGGTACGTCCGAGTGATTTTATGGAGCGCACGGTAGCACCGACCTCCGCATCATTATCCATATCTCCAGACAGCGCGAGTATTTCATCACGTACTTTTTTGAAGTTCGCTGAGTGTACAAGATCATAGAGCGGTTTAACTTCCGCATTACGAGCGGCTGCCCTTTCTCGATCCTTCTCAGCACGAAATCGAGCTACGGACGCCTCCATGGCCTCCGCTTCAGCTTCATTTTTTGGTGCTGCGATGCCGCTTGGCGCGGGGTTTGTTCTTGGTGACGGTTGGTCGTTCGCCATTGATTGTTCCTTCCGGGGGTTCTCCCACGCCTTTGTTAAATTCTTGCATGACATCTTCGATGACCTGCATCTGATCGTATATGTCAGATGACGTGTCGCTGACAAATACTTTTTTCTCACCCACTGATGGGTAGCTCACAGTGGCGTATGCACGGATCGATTTATTCTCTTCAATCTCCGTATCTGAAAAACCAGAGATCATGCCATAACGATACAGTGCTTTCCGATCAGCCGAACTATCTGCAATGCCTACTGGATTGATCTCAATAAAGTCCATCGGAGTAGGAGATGCAACCTCGACTAGTTGCCTTATTTTGGGGAGGGTCTCTACAACCCACTCGTAGGACGTGACGTTGCCATGAGACAGAAATAACACACCTGATTTCGCGCCTTTATGTTTTTTCTTGTCAGCCTGCGCAGCGCTCTCAATCACCATCAACTTATCGTATCGAATAAAAGATGAGCCGCCGTTAGCCCGTTGCAGTTTGATCATGCCTGTGGTCATTAAAAAAATACTCCTCAAATGTTCCTTATAAATTACCATGCAGGGTTTTTATGTCAAGAGACAATACCGTGCAACCCGTTGCACATATTATTCCTCAACTGAAATAACAGAAAGCTTCTGCGTGCCGGGTATCGTGTTCAGTGTACGAGACGTGATCCTAGCTCGATAATAGAAGTCTGCGGTGGAGGTGTTAGTATCAGTGAACGTGAACCCGCCTCCTATATTTTCGGTATGAGAACCCGGCTCACCCGGTCCCAAAGGTGCATTGCAATCATATGACCCCGTGGATGTGTTGCCCCCTACTAACGTGGTCCATGATGATCCGTTAAAACTCCGCTCCAATGTTATTGTCACACTAGGGGTAACTGGAGAACTAGGGCACGTTCCGGGCCAGTTGATAACCTGACTGGTAAATAGATTATATCCAACAGTTACCAGTTTATAATTACCGTTGGTGCCAAAAGGTCCCACTACAATTTCAGAGGTATTAGAGGTGCTACTCGAAGTAGCTCCGTTCGTTAGTGTCCCTGCCAGCAACGACCCACCGAAATATGCGCTTCCATCAGTTGCTTTGTAGCTAGTCGCATTGGCCTTGGTACACAACGACACCGCTTGGCTCGGTCCAAACCACTCAATGAGGTCTGAATTTGCGCCAAAGCCGACGCCTTGCACAAGCATGATCGATCCGTTGTCGAATATTAGCTCATAACTTCCTGCGTACAAATCAGCACCAAACTCAATCCTATCTGCGGTGACGCTGAACGGGGTTTTATCGCCGGATGACGTCTCGATCTTAAAGTTATCTGCCTTAACTTTGAACTCCGTGCCTCCGGTGCCATTAAGCAATTGGAAACCAGTGATGTATCCATTCACATCCAGTGTCACACCATAGCGAGCACTAATACCATTCACAGTGGATTGAACCGTACTGATAGACGCGGTGTTACCGTTTACCGTCGTGGTGATATTTGTAATGTCTGTAGCTAGTGCTGCATCTTCTGATGCCCGGACAGCGCTTTCGTTTGTAATATCAGCCTGCACCTGAGGTAAAACAATGCTTTGCTCGACCTCTGCTTGCGTTGCCAAACGATACCCTACTTTATGCCATATGATTGTATTGGCAGCTGAAATGTCACCCCCATTAGAAGTTCCATTATTAAGAGTGCCACTAGCAAACTCGGTCCAGTGGTTCATGGCATAGAAAAGAGATGTGATGCTATTATTAGAGTTGGTCTTGAACATAATCGCATAATGTCTGCGATCACCTACCGTACCGTCTCCTTGCTGAACCCCTTCGACATCTTCTCCAGTAAAAGACAACTCATACGTTCCTGCGCTGCCCAATGCCGAACGATTATTAAAATAGACGCCTGCTCCTCTCCATGTGCCTGCCACAAGTTCGACATCCGCTTCGATAACATACCATGTGTCGTCCGATACAGGTGCCCTATCATTATCTACTAGACCGTTTAGAAAAATACCTCCGTTAGACCCTGCATCTGCAACCTGTTGCATAGCGAACGGGTTTTGACCTTCGCCAGCGATATAAGTTTTGTTTGCAAGCGCACCTGTCCAGTTTTGCCAACCCTGATCTCCTGCGGCTGGAGTTCCTCCAAGCACACCCGTAGTGAAGTGTGCGTTCATGCTCAAATACCCGGCAGACAGACTAGCTGATAGTGTGGCGCTAGTCGCGGCTGCGGCTGCTTCCGCCGTCGCCAACGTCGCTTGAGTTGTAGCAATCCCAGCTTGCGTAGTCGCTACACCTGCTTGAGTAATTGCAGTCGCTGTCGAAGCGGCGGCATTAGATGCAGACGTTGCCGCTCCGCCTTCGCTGGCTAATGCATTTGCTTCCGACGTTAAAGAAGCCGCCGCGCTGGTAACGGCCTCATGCTCTGAGGTTACATCCTCAACACTCAACATAGCAACTTGGTATGTTGCATTAGGTTGATTGCAGCGAAGCATGGGACGAGCATAAACTGTGCCACCGTTTAACATATTATCGCCTGTTCGATCTATCTCAAGCTCAGACCAAGTGTTGAGGGTCAAAGTGCTAGATGTGGTGCTACCCGTGCCGACGGCGTTATAGCCGTATGTGCTGTTTAGGGTAATTCCAAACAAAGTTGCAGTGCCGGGAGCACCCGTGGTCTGTCGAAAACGTGCCGAAAACCTATAGCGCCTACCGGATATAGGTATGAATGTTCCCTGCGAGGTGACATCAACAAAAACTCCTGAACTATTTACCCGCTGGAGAACCTTACCTTCGCCAGAGATCGAGGGATATGTATTGTCAGCGTCATTAGTCGTCTCAGCAGTAGCTCGATGGTAAGGAACTCCAGTAAAGAAGTTATTTCCGACTTGCCAAAACACACCTTCATCGTCGAACGTGCTCGGCAACTGAAGAGCAGTCTCCAATCGATTATCATCTCGATACTGCGCAGCAAGTATCTCGCTCGCAGACGCAGCCGCTGCATCGGAACCAGCCGACGTAGCTTGTGTGGTGGCGATCCCCGCCTGTGTAGACGCTACACCCGCCTGTGTAGTAGCTGTAGCAGCCGACGAGGCGGCGTTGCTCTCGGACGTGGCAGCGGATGAGGCACTTACCACCGCAGCTGACTGTGACGCTAAAGACGCCGCTGCCGAATTATCCGCGTCTGCTGCATGATTGGCCGCTAACAAACTACTACTAGCAGCAGACGCAGCGTCTGTTGATGCATTCGACGCAGAAGAAGCAGCAGAAGCGGCGCTAGACCCTGCTGTTTCTTCTGCTTCTTCTGCCGCTAATCTGGCAGTCTCCGCTGCGCTTGCATCTGCTGCTGCTTCTGCTGCGCTAACCGCTGCGCTAGCTGTTGTCCCGTAAGTGGTGATCAAATCAGATACATCGGTTTGAATACCGATTATAGATGTGCTTACCGGGTCCGGCGTGACAGGTGCTTGCGTGGACGGCGTACCATCTCCAAACACATCGTAAGGCACCACAACCACATAATGTTCGCCATCCGCGATCTGTGGTATGTATGTGGATGTGTTCGGACCTTCGTACTTCAGATTACCTGCAATCAGTTGAACAGGGCTAGTCAAGCTCGCGTAAACTTTGATCCCCGCAAAATCAGGGTCAACGGGTCGTTCGGTTGCGACATCAAAACCATCGTAAGCAGGTGTCAACGTAGGTTGCGTTACAAATACAGGGGCTGGGTTGGTAACTGTGGTTGTTGACGTTGAACCAATACGTCCAAACCTGTCACGGTACTGGATTTCAATATCCAGTGTGCGCAGCGGCGTGCCGTTGGTATCGGCTAGGTTATCTTCAAAACTGTACTCAAAGAACCTGTCAATGACTGCGGTCTGTCGCAGTATAGAACTGTCGCTCGGATCACGAACGGTCACTAGAATATCGCGGAACGTAGGGTCCAGCAATATGTTAGGATCAACAATGCCGATGCCATCCTCAAGAAAACTTCCGAGAGGGTTGGTGACGTCAAAGTCAATACGGACCGGCCCGCCTTCAAACATATTACCACCGTCTGGCGTGGTTGGGTTAGATACATCCCCTATGGGTAAAGTCACTGTATCAGGTACGCCCGCCACCACGTGCTCGTCGTACAGCGGCTGGCTCTCAATTCCGAGACGGTTGACCGCCACAATTTGAACCCGATACGTACCTGCTTTGACGTTACGCAATTTAGCTGTTGGACCGGGCAGGCGGTCCATTGTTTCCCATTCACCAAACTGGCGAGACCACCTCAATCGATAATGACTTAGGAACGGATCAGCACTGCGTCCCCATTCAACATCAAGCGTGCGGTTGTAGTCTTCGACATTGGTGACATAACTCTCTTCAAACGTGACGGGCAAAGCAGGTACTTGAACCTGCTCTGGATCGTCCAACGTCATGTAACGCTGCTCATCTATTGTCTGGTCACCGTAAATCTCAGCGTAGCGCTGCTCATTGTATTTTACCGCTGTAACCTCGACTTTATTCGGCCCGTCTTCTTTGATCTTCAGGACGATGAACGGTTCAGCATCAAAACCACCGTCTATCAGGATGAACAAATCATTAGTTGCAACGGGTTGCACGGGTACTGCGGTAAACAGAACTCCATCAGCGTTATATGTGCAGTTGATCCACTCGACTTCGCCATCTGCGTGTTCAACGTACAGCGTGCCCACGGTATTAGCGACGGCCCCTGTATCGCGATCAAGCGTAACTGCATTTCCCGCAATGGCCTTTACACGACCACCTGCTACTGCATTACCACGTTCACGATCTGCAATCAGGATAATGTCACCCGGCGACATGCCGTCCGGTCCGTCTCCGTAGACCTGCATATGATCAAAACTAGCTGTATAGCTGACAATTTCGCTCTCGTATTCTTGTGTGAATAGAAGCGCCTTAGCAAGACGTATGGCTTGACTGCGACTGGTACAACCGAATGCACCAAAGTCTTTTGGCTTATACCCGAGTTCCCGGATCAACTCAGGGTCTTCGTGCGTAGCAATACCTCTACGGAAAAACAGGTCGGGGTCATTGAAGGCGACATTGACAACACTATAACGACTGCGGTTACTTTCTCCAGAGTAGGTGAAGATACCACCTTCAACATTGCTGTTGTTTACGATCTTGACAGGGTCACGCCGTTGATCACCAATTGCCCATAACTTGGCTTGCATCCAAAACAGATTGCCCCTGAATGACGAGACAAGCTCTTTCAGGAAATTAAAAGCAGCCCCTCTATCCTTTACGTATGCGTTGGTTGTCCAACGCGGTTCAAAACCACCTCTACCGTCAGGAACGCCGTGTGCGCCAGTGGACGCATCAAAGTCGTCAGTTAGTCCGTCTTGCCCCTCAGTGCCTCGTGCTCGATAACCATCGGCCCATTGACCAAGCTGGTAGAGAGACGGGATGTCCACGTAACTGGCGTCAAAGAAGCGGCCAAGTCCAAAGCGCTTGTTCGTGACAATCTCATGCAAAATCCACGGACCACAATTGGTGTAATGCTTATCAGCAGTCAACGTGCCGTTGAACGGGCCGGTATATGTCCGCGTCACCGGATCATAGTTATGTGGCACCCTGCATTTAATGCCTCGTGCATGGTATTGTCGAGTTGGTAGTCGATCACCGTACTGCTTGGCATCTACAACATGACCAACATAGGCTAAGTTTGGATAATTAAATTTGTGCTCAATCACCTGCGTATAGTTTCTAAAAGTGATGTCATCATTCACCCTCAAAGACGTGTTTTCGCTTGTAGTCCTCCGCACCCTAATAGCTGTATTACCTGTAGGCTCTAAGATCGTCACAGGGAAGTCAAAGGTGACTTCATCGGTTTGCTTACCAGAGATGGTGCCATTGAATGCCTGCTGGAACGTGCCCCCATCCTCAGACACTTCAATTACAAACGATACACTGGTTCCGTTGGTATCCCCGTCTTCATCGACCTCAAAGAAACTGGCCGCCGCAATCGTAACTACGACCTGCGTGACGGTTCCGTCGTTCGGGAAGCTAATTGTTTTATTGACGTTGAAGGGAAGGTCTTGTCCGACTGAAACTGTCGTCTTGACGTTTGGAAAACCTGCCAGTGCGTTCTGGTCTGCGGAGCCGTAATTGGCCGTAACAGCGGCCCCTGTGAAATTGAAACTATTGTCAGGTGCTTGAAGGGCCACTTCGTTATAGTAGACACTCTTCAATCCATCGACCAAACCTTCGATCTCGCCCTCAGACAAGAGATCAACGATCCGAGCAATGTTATTTGAGAACAGACTATCAGGGGCTTCTTTAGGTGCGCGTGCACTTTTGCCACCTTCACCTTCCAATCGAATAGGATAATACTCCATCGATCAACTCTTAGCTCTGTGCGACATTTTGGAAATCATAACGAGAGCCGCCTTTGCCACCCCCGCCGCTTACACCGCCGTAGGTATACGAGCCTCCTCCCGTACCTGTACTTTCGATTGAACTGGCAATGGTCGTGTGACCTATTATCAGTTCACCAATTAGAATAGGAATAGCGCCTCCTTCATCTGATCTCTCTGATGGTCCGCTGAAACTGAAACTTGTAGGGCTTTCGTCCTCTACATTTGTTTGTGGTGTTGGAGCTAATAAGGAGTTTAATCCTCCCAAAAACAGACCCGCGCCAAGCAAAGCTGTGGTGCCTGCGGACAAGCCGAGTACGCCAGAGCCAACTGCGGCTACTGTGCCACCTACACCTGATCCTCCTGCAATCGCAGAGACGCCTGCGGCACCACCAACGCCCGTGAAAAGTAAAGCTCCGCCAACTACGATGGAAAATACTGTCTTGAACGTGCGGCCTTTCGCCCCTGTCAATGCGGGTACGAGGTGAAAATCTCCTTTAGATCGGGGCAAGAAAAGCGCGTGAGGATCGATCTCTTCAGCACTTGAAGTGCCACGTGCGACTTCGATTGTATTCTCGGTCTCTGAATAATCCACACGCCCATCGCCGATGGCACAGTGGTATCCACCTCGTTTGACTTTAATACCAAAACCGGGGTGATTGCATTCCACGATCCTTAACGCATCGGATATGGTTGCAGCCGCTACCTCGTGAACCGTACCAAACTGGTCAGCCAGTGGGCCGTATAGGTGTAATTTTCTGAGAGCCATTGTTGTCATACCTGAATACCGTATCGATGTGTGGCCACCACCTTAGCAAATTCGCCCTACCACTTGCTTGGTCCGGTGCGTGATGCAGAAAGTCGTCGCCACCTAAATAAACGCCGCAATGATTTGGGATATTTCCGCGAAGGTGACCTAGCAACATGTCCCCTCGTTTCAGGTCTCCCATATCGAGTTTGCCCATGTCTTTTAATCCCGCCGCGACTACATTGTCTAGGAATATATTGATCCCTTCCTCAGCAAAGTCAGGTGGACAGGCAAAATTGGGTAGAGTGATGCCATGTTCGAGACGCCACCAATCACGATAAAGGCTCCAGCAATGATAGATACCCCATATGAATTTGCGACGTTCTAACGGCTGAATGGGCAAATTGTCCCCCCACCACAGAATTTCAGATGCGTGCCCTTTGGTGATAGCGGGGTCACCTTCATCCGTGATGCCGATCACGGGCACAATTCCCCATGTCAACTCACTATCGATTTGGTTTTCTTGATCTGCAAATGAAGGGTAATTAGGTCCATCTGGATGAGAGTGAACAACCGCTAGTATTGCACCGCGTTGCAGCACCTCAGCTGTCACGCCGGGGTGGATCATCCATGCCTTGTTAGGGTTTGGATGCACGTTCTCACATGGCAAATAACCGTCCGTTGTGACTAACCCACAACTCTCGTCTGGGTAGCATTCTTGTGCGTGTTCTTTGATAGCGTAAACAATTGCTTCATCAAAAGGATCAGGCTGTCTGATCGTGGTAGGCGAGTTCCGAGTGGATAGCATTATGGCTCCTTGCGCTATGCTTCTTCAGATGCCCTTATGCCCGGAAACCCTGAAAATGGCAATGCGACTGTGTTGCCAAAACGAAGCGTGCATCCACTAACCAATTTGGAGCACCTATCATTAGCCTGCGTGGTAGGTTGGTCGTTCTCATCAAAATAAGTCGATCCCCGAAACGGGCACCCGCCTTCTGCATGAATGTAGTTGAAAAAATCATCTGGGCCTTCAGTGTTGACTACGCCCGGCTCATATTTCCGATAAAGCGCATCGCACCACCTCTTCCGCACAATCCTCAATGGGAGCTCCACCCCCTCTTGATCGGTAGGTGCCACAAGTACAAACTCTGCAAATGTGTTATTACTACCCTGTTTCCTGTCCACGATAAACAGGTCATTCTGAAGCAAAGCTGAAGGGTCCGCGCCGGGATTTACTTCTGTGCCGCCACTGCCATCTGGCCTGATGTCGAGAAACTCAGAGAAAGTCTTGCGCCGCCATAGTTTAGCGCCTCGCAAGTCTTTGTATTGCGAAATCAGAGACGTCACGGGTCCGCCCGCTGTTGCCACTGTTAATCGTGGTTGTGGTGGTCCTGCTTGTGCATCGATCTGTAAATCTTCAATTTGTATGGGTAACTGCGTGTACGTCTCCCCATCAAACTGAATAGGTACACGCTCTTCAAATATCGTGCTCGTGAAATACCACCGGGAACCGCCTTGCGCAGTCAAGTCCAGCTCAAACAAGGTTACCAGTTCGCCTACTGCGAATTTGCGGGTTTGCTCAATTAAGCTCACATTTCAAGCCCTCTGAATGTCATTAACATATGCAGCACCATAAATAAAAATGCTAATATAAACAACCTAAAGATCAAAAACTTCCATAAATTCAGCAGAGATCGTGTACACAGTATCATTAACCAGTGTGACAGTCCACGCTTCGCAAACATAGGCTCGAGGCGCGTTCTCATCTGGAAACTGATAAAAGAAGCTCTCCAAGCCGTTACGAGCAGTCAAGAAACCCTCAATCGCATCTTTTTCATCATCATGTAAGTGTGTCCATGTCAGGCTGTACTTGCGAGCATTGTTGTTAATACCGTCGGCAGCACGCTGCGCGTACCCGTCGCCGAAATCAACTTTCAGGAGTTTGGGCTTCAGGTCGCGACGGTATCCCGGATTGGGGTCCACGGGTGGACTAAAGGTGTGTAGAACAAATGCCATAATTATTTCCGCCTACCAATATCCAACATACCGCCCGGACGGCGCTCACGCTCAACCCACTTGGCCATGAAGCCATTCATATCTTCTTCGAGAGACTTGCCAACCATGCTCATTTCTTCAGGGGATAGGCCTCCGTTATCTCCCCCTCCGTTTCCGCCACCCATATCCATGGTGACCTGTGGAGCAAATACAAAACTACTATCACCACTTGCGCCACCACTGCGGCTCATTGTGGACGTCGTGGCTGCTGACGTATTGGCGCGTGCCCTGCTTGCTGCCTCACCTGCATTATATGCACGGGTCTCTTCCGGGTTTAGAATGCGTTCGGTGTTTAACGCAATAACAGGACGTTCACCTGCGCGCAACGATCCGGGCATGCCTCCTTTATGGAACCGTTTAGCCGTTTGGAAAGTAGACGCAGCTACGTTTCTAGTTTGTTTCGTTTGATCTCCAACCATACCACCACCGTGGAAAATCCCTGATAATATACCACCACCCGATCCCCCTCCTCCAGTAGGTAAACCAAGTGCGCGCAGTAACAGCATCTTAGCGATAATCTGTGTTAAAGACGCAATAGCTGATCGTGCAAAATCACCAAAACTAGCTTTACCTGTGGTAACAAAATCCGAAATGACATTGGTCAAGCCGTTCAATGTTTGACTAGCAAATTGAGACATCTGTGTATGTACATCTTGTGCTTGTTTAGCCCACTCGGAAATACCTTCGCGCAAACCACCAATAGCATCTGCGCGTTGTGTTGCTTGTGCAGCCTCTGCACGATCTAATGCTGCACTGTATCTGTTGATCCGCTCAATGATTAGATCATAATCCGCTATTTGGAGTGCATTCCACTGGTGTTGTTCAGATAACTTCAAACCCACTCTCTCAAGTTCATCTATTTTATAGCGTTCAAGCTCTATCTCGCGTTCACGCTCCGCGTTTGTTCGACCCCCCCCTGATAACGAACTTTCCAAGTCTATAAGCTCGATTTGCTTACGTAAATCTTCATTTGCTTGCGCAGCAGTCCTAGCTGCTTCGATGCTATCATAGCGAGCAACAGTGGCTTTTATCTGAGCCTGCTCCTCTATGTTAAGAGCACGTCCTACATCTCTTATTTTATCAGCAGTTAAATCTGCCTGTAAGCTGGCTAACTCAAGAGACCGCCCTGTGAGGTTCATAAGCTTTTGTTCTTTATCCAATTCCAAATTGAATTGAGCTACGGGGCCGGACAAATCCCCATACTGCTCTCGTAGGCGTTGCAAAGACTGTGCGTGTTCTTCTATTGTAAGGGATGGTCGAATACGTGCTAAAAGTTGCATTTTTTCATTAAATTCATCAAGACGTTCTCTAGCTGGGAAAAGCTCTTCGGCCAAATTACGTATCGCATCTGCTAATGCTTTAGCTTCTTTATCCGCTTTGCTCTTCTTCGACTTTGCTTTTTTCTTTGATTTGTCATCAGATGCCACTGGAGTAGCTGTGCCTGATTGCTCTAGGTCTACATCCCCCGCGATCCTGCCATCCGCTCTTTCTCTAGCAAACTCAAATGCATCTGCCACAAAAGCCTGCAATCCACCGTTATTCTGCGCAAGCCACTCTTGCTGTGCACGTTCCATAGCAGGACCTATTTCAGCCCCGGCTGCACGCGCTGCTTGCGCTGCGGAGGTGCGGACTTTAGCTAATTCAGGTGATTGGAATTGAAACGCACTGGCCATGGCTGACCGTGCTTCGGCACCTGCGGCGGCTGCAATACTCGGTATCTCTTGGAAATCTCCGACTAATCCAACTAAATCCACTCCGCTACCTATGTCGATGCCGGGAAGTAAATTCAGTACAGACGCGATACCGTTGATCCCGGTCTGCACAATCCGAGCGACGTGCGCCATGGCGTTCTGGAATATAGCTGAGAAAATCCCCGGTATAGCTTGTAAAGCACCCCGCACACCCCCTGCAAATCCCGTAATCAAACGTATGCCTCCGTTGACGAAATCTGTGACACCTTTCATTGCAGGGTTCACAAACTCTGTGATCAAGTAGTTGATAGCATTATTGAAGGCCACCTGAGCCATAGCGGCCCATTGATCCATGTAAGCGCCTGCGACGGTGGGGAAGTTATCAACATAGGCAAGTGCCGTATCGATAGCGGCTGCGGTCTCTTGCAGAAACGGCTCCCAATCCATATTGGGGTCAATGTTCAATAAACCGGACGTAAAGCTCTTCAACTCTTCGCCCGCTCTCTTGATGTCCTGAACAAACACATCCCACACCCCGCCTAGTAAATCGGATAGGACAAGACCTCCATTTGCGGCAATACGTTGGTTTCGTTCAAATACGCGGGCTTGTTCGCTTGCATCTCGAAGCCCTTGAGCATAATTTTCTAATCCAGAAATGGCCTGCTGTATAGACACATCGCTTTGATCTGTTCCTGATTTTAATGTACTAATTTCATTTTCTATATTTCTTATTTCATTCGCCACTCGTACAGCGCTTTCTTTCCACTCAGCGTAACTTTCCGAGGTAGTACCAGCTACTTCGACTGCGCTACGTTGAGCATCTGTCAACGCGTCCATATCCGACCCAGCTTCAGATATATTTTTTCCTGCCAAAGCTATACTGTTAGCGGCGTTCTTAGCAGCCTCGCTATTTTCGCCTGTAACATTATTCAATATAGATAAAGAATTTGTAGCATCGTTTAATGCAGGTTTTATGGCCTGCATTTGCTGTTTCCATAGATCAACTTGTTTTACATTACTTGCAATTTTCTCCTCTGCGGTTTGTGTTACATCTCCGGATATTTTGATCTGGTCGCTAAATGCCACCACAGCGGCGGCGGCACTTACCAAAGCAACACCTAACAAAGATATCACACGTACTATAGGTATTGCTTGAATAGCTTTAAGAGCTAATCCTAAGATAGCCGTCCTAGTAGTCGTTGCTCCTAGGGCAAATTGTAGTGCAACCATGGACGTTATAGTAGTGCGCACTGTCGCAATAAATAACTTTAGCCTAGTAATAGCAAATGCAACCCCTTTAACGGCAAACACAGTAGCAAATGCAATACCTGCTGCCGTGGCTACGCGAGTGATAGTCCCTAAATTATTTGCCACCGTCAAAAGAACAGTTGCCAAGCCTGACGCTATCCCGCTGCTCGTAGTGAACTCTCCCCATAACTCCACCACTTTATTTCTGAGCACAGTAAATGACTGGCCGATAGTCGGCGCGGTCTGAGCAAAATTATTCTCTAGTTCTTCACGTGCTTCCCGGAACGCGGTCAAAACAACATCAGCAGTAATTGCTCCGTCTTGCCCCATCTTGCGTAACTCACCCCGCGTAACGCCAAGGCTCTTGGCGATAACGTCAGCAACCATAGGCAACTGCTCCAGAACCGACCTCAATTCGTCTCCTCTTAGAGCACCGGATGCTAGACCCTGTGACAACTGAATAATACCAGCGCTGGCTTCGTCAGCGCCTGCTCCGGAGAGAATAACTGCTTGGTTTAAGCTCTCCGTGAAATTCAGTAGCTCTTGTTG